TCGGTCGTTTCTGGGATTCCGATCGCCCATAGGAATTTTTTCTCCAAAATGCTCTAATTTGACTTTTCCTATTTTTTTGGGTATAATAATTATATCTTATAATAAAGGAGATTTATATGAAACACGAATATATTGAATTTGCTTTTGATGAAAAGTTGGGATATGCAAGATGTCTGATGATTTGTAATGGATAGGCATTTGAAGGTGGTGCTAAATGTCACCCCGATGATATGGATATGATTAGCGAGCGTACTGGTTGCTGCATTGCAGAGGCTCGCGCATATATCAAGGCATTGCGCTTCAAGCGCGACCATGAGATTCAACCTAAGCTCGATGTTTTGCGTCATTTATATAGTAATATGCAAACCAGTAAACATTTCAATCCAAAATCTTACGAAGCGAAAATGTTGCGAAGTCAGATTGGGGCGATTGAAAAAGAATTAGCTACAATTAGCTAGGATTTAGCAGAAGAAAAGAAATATCTCAAAGAATATATCGACAAGAAAGATAAATTTTATCAAAGATTACGGGCCAGAAATCAATAATTATCAACCCCTAATACTCATATAACATAAGGGGGAGATATATATGGAGTTATTATATTTTATCCTTGGTATTTTATTTGTATCTTATGCGATACCACTTCTTGATGGGTTGAGCGGATTAGTACTTACCTGGATGGAAGCGAAAAAAGCCAAACAAAGCGAAATTATCAACCTAACCAATATCAAAATGCGTCAGGCGGCTGCCTCTGCCGAAGATGATACTCCCAAGAGACTGATCGGTTTCTGCCGCGAGGACGACTACGAAGAAGAAGAGGACGATGATGATGAAGTATAAGTTTTATGATACCTGCTCTTTGTTGATGAAGGCTAATCACTTATGGGACGATGATTCTGAAATAGTAATTTCTTCAATTACTTTAGAAGAATTAGAACATATTAAGACTTCTGCAAACAAAGATCCCGATGTAAAGTTTGCTGCTCGAAAAGTAGTACATGAATTAGATGAACATTATAATAGTTATAAAGTTATGATTTGGAATAATACCCTTACTGATTTCATTGACGAATATCAATTACCCGTAAATGAAGACAGTAAAATTCTCGCTTGCGCAGATGCCTTTATGGAGTCGCTAAAGCCAGAAGACGAAATCATATTTGTAACAAATGATTTATGTTGCAAACATTTAGCTCGTGTATGCTTAAATATGCCTGTTGAATCATATGAAGAAGAATCATATGATTATGATGGTTATAAAGAGGTTTATTTGGATACTGATAAAATGAGCGAGTTTTATTCTAATATGGATAAAAATATGTTTGATTTACATATCAATGAATATTTACTCGTTTATAATGCAGATGCTCCAGAAGAACCCGCAGATAGACTATGTTGGACTGGTTCAGGCTATCGTCGTCTATCTTATGAAAACTTCAACTCCAATTATTTTGGAACTGTCAAACCAATGAAGGGCGATGTATATCAAGCGTTGGCATTTGATAGTTTGAATAACAATAAAATCACAATGATAAAAGGTCCTGCGGGAACCGGTAAAACCTACATTAGTCTGGGCTTCCTGTTGCACAAACTCGAGCGCAACCGCATTGACCGTATTATTGTATTTTGCAACACTGTTGCAACTAAAAACTCTGCAAAACTGGGTTATTATCCTGGTACTCGCGATGAAAAATTACTTGACTCACAGATCGGTAATTTGCTAATTAGTAAATTTGGCGGTCGTGTTGCGGTCGAGCAAATGATTGAATAGGAGAAATTAGTTTTATTACCTTTATCTGATATTCGAGGTTATGACACTTCTGGTATGAATGCTGGTATTTATATTTCAGAAGCTCAAAACTTAGATATTGAATTGATGAAACTAACACTACAACGAATTGGCGAAGATAGCGTATGCATCATTGATGGTGACTGTAAGGCACAGGTCGATGATATCCATTTCGCTGGTAGTAGTAATGGTATGAAACGAGCCTCTCAAGTATATCGCGGAGAAGATGTATATGGTGAAATTACATTGAAAAACATTCACCGTTCTAAAATTGCAAAAATTGCAGAGAAAATGTAATATATGTCAACTAGGGTAGATTTTTCTACCCTAGTTTTTTCATATCAATTTTGAGAGAAGGGAGAATATTTATGGCTGTAAAAACTTACACAAAAGGAATTGCAACTAAATTAAGCACAAATTTTAAGTCTACTGAATTTGACTGTCATGGATCTGGTTGCTGTTCTAAAACTTTAGTTGATGACAAATTAGTGGAATATTTACAAAAAATCAGAGACCATTTTGGCAAGCCTGTAAATGTAAGTTCTGCTTATCGTTGTACTACACATAATAAAAATGTTGGTGGAGCAACTGGCTCTCGTCATATGAAAGGCCAAGCTGCAGATATTTATATTACAGGAGTAAAACCTGCCGAAATTGCCAAATATGCTGAATCTATTGGTATTTTAGGCATTGGTTTGTATGAAACTGATAAAGATGGTCACTTCGTCCATGTGGATACTAGAACTACTAAATCTTTTTGGTATGGTCAAGCGCAAGCTAAACGCACTACTTTTGGAGGCGCAGTAACAACCGCTACTCCTCAAAAAGAATTATACCGAGTAAGAAAAACTTGGGCTGATAGTAAATCTCAATTAGGTGCATATAGCATTTTAGATAATGCAAAGAAGACTTGTGATAAAGCTGGTGTTGGTTATTATGTTTTTAATTCAAAGGGGGAAATTGTATATCCAGTAGCAAAAGAAGAGAAAGAAGAAAATGCTATAATCATTGATACCTCTAAGGTTAATACAAATGCCATTGATGAAAAAGTAATGTGGAATTATTTTAAATCTAAAGGCTTAAATGATTATGGTATTGCTGGTTTAATGGGAAATCTTTTTGCTGAATCTGGTTTACGTCCTTGCAATTTACAGCAGACCTATGAAAAATCTCTTGGTATGAGTGATGCTGAATATACTGCCGCAGTAGATGCAGGAATTTATACTAACTTTATTAATGATAAAGCTGGTTATGGTTTGGCTCAATGGACCTATTGGAGTTTGAAGCAAGAAATGCTCACTTATTTCCAAGCCAATAAAAAATCTATTGGTGATGGTACTACTCAGATGGAATTCCTATGTCACCAATTGTCAACTAGCTACAAATCTGTATGGACTACTTTACAAACAGCAAAATCTGTTTTAGAAGCTTCTAATGCAGTATTATTAAAATTTGAGCGTCCCGCCGATCAAAGCGAGGCCGCACAAAACAAGAGAGCAGGATATGGTCAAAAATATTATGACAAATATGCTGTTAAAGAAGAAGTTAAAATTGAAATCCCAAAAGAAGGAGGAAACGGAAAAATGAAGTATTCTGCTTCTAATAAACCCCTTGTATGCATGCAAACTCAAAGCACTTGTTATAAAGGAACAAGTAAAATGACTGTTAAAGGCGTTTTATGGCATTCTACTGGTGCTAATAACCCTAATTTAAAGCGTTATGTGCAACCAAGTGACAATGCTTCTGATAAAGAGGAAATGTTAGCATTATTAGGTATAAATCAATATAAAAATGATTGGAATCATATTGAACGTCAAGCAGGATTAAATTGTTGGATCGGTAAATTAGCTGATGGAACTGTTGCTACTATATAGACAATGCCTTGGGATTATAAGCCTTGGGGTTGTGGTAGTGGTTCTAAAGGGTCTTGTAATAGTGGTTGGATTCAGTTTGAAATTTGTGAAGATGGATTAACTGATAAAACCTATTTTGATAAAGTCTATAAAGAGGCATGTGAAATTACTGCATATTTATGTGATATGTTTGATATTGATCCTTTTGGTACCGTCCGTGTTAATGGTATTGACGTTCCAACTATCTTATGTCATGCAGATTCTTATAAGTTAGGATTAGGCTCCAATCATGGTGATATTAATCATTGGTTCCCTAAATTTGGTAAATCAATGGAAACTGCTCGTCAAGATGTTGCTGATTTAATGGGAACTAAAGTATCTGTAATCGAACCAGCTGAGCCCGATAAAAAGGACGATGTACCTGCGGCCGCACCCTCTAATGAAATGTATCGTGTAAGAAAGTCATGGGAAGATTCAAAAAGTCAAATTGGAGCATATAGTCAATTACAAAATGCAAAAAATGCTTGTGATAAAGCTGGTATTGGATATTATGTCTTCAATTCCAAAGGAGAAGTTATTTATCCTGAACAGCCAAAGAAAAACGAAGTCATTGAGGCTGTAAATGATTTACAATTAGGTTAGGCAGTATCTTTAAAAAATGGAGCAAAATATTCTTCTGGTGCTTCCATTCCTTCTTGGTTATTTGGTAAGAAATTATATGTGCGTGAAATCCGTGATGACGGTAAAGTCGTATTTTCTACTTTAGCTTCTGGAGATATTACTGGTGTGACTTATGCTACTAATTTATTACCTTATAACGGAGATAGTATAGCAGCTCCAAAAGTACCGGAGTTTGAATCTTATTTAGTTAAAATTGTTGCTGATGTATTAAATGTTCGTGCGGGAGCAGGCGTTTAGTATCGTATTAATACTCAGGTTAAAAAAGGTCAAGTTTATACTATTGTAGGAGAATAGTCTGGTTGGGGCAAATTGAAATCTGGCGCCGGTTGGATTTCACTTAACTATACTAAGAAAATTTAATTATGAATAAAAACAAAACTGCTCAAAAGCCCGCACCTAAAAAAGACACTGAATTCTCTAAAAGATTATTGATTCAAGAGTCACTTCTCTTATGGGTTGTGACTCTTGCATTTATTATACTCGCTTTTGTATGTATTTCAAATCAATATTTTGGTGAATTACCTTGGTTAACTGCAATGGCTATGGCTCCTTGGGGAGCATATGCTGTCGGCCAAGGCTTCTATTACCGAAAAGCAGAAAAAGAAAATACTCAAGGCGGTATAAAATATGAAACAGTTATGGCATAGTTGCAAACGAATGATGATGACCCATTAACTGAGTCATTTAGTGATAACGCTGCAGGATAAATTAAACAACAAAAAGGCGAGATAGATGATTATTTTCATCTATCTCGCCTTATTTTTTTTTAGTTTTAAGTTTTATAAAATATCTCTCCAGTTGCACCAGAAGAAGGGAGAGAGCTACCATAGTTCTGAACAATAACTTTTTGACAATATAATGGAGCATAATTTCCACTCTACCAACCACCTCGACTAGCTACTCGAAAAGGTAAAGGGGCATAAGCTGTACTATTACCACTTCTTGGAGTTTCAAAAACTAATCCCCCATTATCAACATACATGCATCCCAAAGTAAATGTTTCAGTGCCGGCTCCATAAAAATAAAATGGATCAGTGGAAGTAAAACTGATTGAACCACTCATAGTACCGCCACTTAATGGTAATACTTGATCTAAATAAGCAATTTGATGATGATGGTTAAAAGTAGTACGATTTGAACCATTCGCAAAATATAATTTATCAAACTAATGACTATAATAAAAAGCACCAAAAGCAGCATCACTCTAATACCAAGCAATACCTGTCATCCAACCGCTAACATCAGCACCAGCATTAGTAATTTCAGGTAAATTTTTATTACCATACAACATTCGCAAATGAAATTTTCCTTCAGCCATGTCATAAAAATTATTATAATCATTAATACTACGAATTTCAACTGTAGCTGTAGTAGCTGACTAGCCAGACACATTAATATTCCAAGTACCAGAAGCTCCTCCGCCTGTTAGAGTTGGAGAATATGAATTATAATTGCTACTATCTAATACTCTTTTCCAAGGCTTTCCCACGCAAGCGCTTGAGTTAGTTCTATACCATAATCCGTTACTATCCTATACTCCAAACGCTAATTGACTAATCCAATCAGTATTACTTCCTGCTCCCCAAGCCATACTTAACCCATGTATCCATCCTGCAGCTCCACGAGGATTATCTTCTGCTGCGTGAATCATAGCAGCAGCAAAACCTTGTTTAGCAAGGTCATTAAAAGTTACAGTAGAAGAACCTCCCACATTATTTGAATTATATACTTTAATATAATTATTTGAACCAGATGCAGGACATGCCCAATTACTATAATTTGCAGAAGTTAAAATTGGTTTCCAATCATTCCATGTTGTAGTATTCTTTCTTGAGCGTACTGCCATTCCGCCACTACCAGCACCATCATCTATCCAAAGCTATGCTCCCCATCCTGATCCTTGCCCAATAGAGAGTACGGCACCATCATTTTTAAGTCCAGTAATATCACTTCCAATCCAAGTTAATTGCATTCCATTATTTAAAAAAGCATCAATATCAGCATCAGTATTTAATTTTGTCGCATTTTTATTTAAAATAGAAGCTCGACCAACATTCATATTTGCTGGAGTAATATAATATATATAATTATCTGATCCAATACAAGCAATTTTATTTACACTTGTTTTTGCCGTTGCTGCTGAAGTATATAGCCATTCTGATTTTAAATATTTTCCTTCAATATGGCCATCAACTTTTAACGTTCCCATATATAAAATCTCCTTTCTCTCAAAGAGTATAAATCTATTTCTATATTATATTATTTTTCCTAAAGCATTTTTTTTCTTCTGGCCAGAAGAAAAAAAAACTCATATATGATTTTTTATATATAATTAGAAATATAACTCTTTTTATTTTGAGAGAAAGGAGATTTTATATAATGGGAAAATTATAGATTAATGGGGATTTGCTTCTTGCAGCTGGTAATGAAGATCGCTTTTTAACATTTAATTACACTGGTGGAACTGGATATGATTGGCGCATAGGTTATTTAGGATCTGGTGCAGGTAATGAAAACTTTTTAGTATTTTAGAGCGATAAAGAAGGTAGCACCTTTTATAATGCTTTAAAATTTGGCTTAACTACATTAAATGCTGAGTTCGGTGGAACTGTAACTGCTTCATCATTTATTGGTAATTTAAGTGGTAATGCGTCTACTGCTTCCAAGCTATCTGCGGCACGCACTTTCACTATTGGAGATAGTAGTAAATCTTTTGATGGTAGCGGGAATGTGTCTTGGACATTAGCGGAGATAGGGGCTTCTGATAGGACTTTATTATTAGGTAATTCTAAAGCGATTTGGATTGATGGAAATGCAAACACTTATTATCCTGTTTATATTAATATGGGGCACGGTGGTATTTTATTTGGATGGGAGACTTTATCAATATCTCGCCGATATAATGACAGTGCGCCCAATAGCTGGAATACATCTACTCATAGGGGCGGTTTAACTTTTACACTGCGATGGAGTGGTGACTCAGGATGGGGCGGAAATGATCATAATATTATGGTTGAAGAATTTAGTGAAACTTATTCTACAATGGTTGGTGGTATGACATTATCCGTTGATGGACTAATAGTTTGGTTGCGCGGCGGCGGAGCAAGATATTACTTGAGTAGTCCATATGGCTTAGCTGCTTATGCAACTGTTTATTATGACGGATATACTGCTGGTGATGGGCGCACCTATTCTGCACGCAGTTATAATGCAGATACTGTAGCAAGTGAAATTCATTCAAAATGGCTTGTACGACCATGGGGAATATTTGCTGGAACCGCATCTAATGCTGATACTATTGATGGACATCACTTTAACTGGGATGGCAAAGGTGGGCAGCCCACTTGGCTATGGGGCGCTAATGAATATGGTAATAGCTATGTGTATAATCCAGCTAATTTTAGTGTAAATTATGCTAATAGTGCTGGAAGTGCAGGTAGCTCCACAACTACTTCTTATCCAGCGGGATTTGTTTAGAGGGCATCCACATCAGATTGGGGTACTGTGCGAACTGGCTTAATTACGGAGTGGGATGCTGGCCCAAACAGTAATAAAGGCGCAGTGGCTTTTATGGCATATCCGAGTGCGAATGAAGTTAGTGTTAAAATTGATGGTTATTTTTTCTAGAATGAAGGTAATAATAGGGTATTGGATATTGGAGATATTCCTGTTAACAGTGCTTCAGCATGGTTAAATACTTCTGGGTGGTATAAAATCGCTACAGTAACTAAATACAGCGGAAATACTGGCCCTTTATCTGTATTATTAATTATTGGAAAGAACTATTCATATTCAACTAGTGATATGTTTACTATTTTAGTTCAAGGCGGTTATTATAATACATAGTTTATTCCTCTTGGACATTGTGATAATGGCCTTGATTGCTTTACTTATATTCGTTCCACTGGAGATGGGGCCGCAACTGGATTTGACATTGAAGTATATTTAAATACTCCTTCTGGAGGTAATAATTTTTATGTTAAAGCTGTTGCGCTAATCGGTAATGTTTCTTGTCATGCATTTGCCTCACCATCTGGGTCAGTAATGAAAACTTATCAAATTCAAAATTGTACCCATAATGGAACTTTTGGTACTACTGATCCAGCTTCTAATCCCTCTGCGATTCCTGGCTATGGTGAAACTGGTGCAATTTATTATAAAATTTAATTAAATAAAAAAAATAAAGGCGAGATATTGATTAATTTCAATATCTCGCCTTTTTATTGTTTAATTAACAAACAGGAGTGATTTTATTCAAACTAACTTCTGCTTCAATCTTATTAGTGATATAAGCAGTTAAGTCGCCATAAATCTCACTTAAATATTTCTTTGCATCATCAGTTAATACTGTCATAACAGCATTAAATGTCAAATCAAAAGCTTCTTTTTGAGCTTCTTTAGTAAATGCATTTTCCTTCTTTAATGCGTCAACATATGTCTGAGTAGTAGCAATAACACAAGCACAAATAGTATCATCGAGCATTGCGATGTATTTATCCGCAGTATCATTATCAACCTTGTTTTGAATTTCTGCACTTTTTGCATTAATAAACTTTACCACATAGGCAGTTAATACACCTAATAGAGGAATAACACATACTTGTAAAATTTCATATAATAATGGTAACCATTCCATAATCAATCTTCCTCTCCAGTATGATCAATGCCCATCAACTTATCTACACATTCAGTAAGGCTATTAATCATTTCTTGTAACCAATGGTCGCTTAAATCAGACCATTCTTTTACTTTTTTAATATAGGCGTCTTGCTCTTTAATTTGGCGCTCAAGTACTTCAATACGAGCTAATAATTCTGCATTGGTAGGCATTTTTAATTCTCCTTTACTTCATTAAAATTCGGATTTTATTCCGTATTATTTATAAAATTTTAATATTAAATAACAAATGAGGTTTGACCAATTTAAATTATCCGCCACACTATTTCCAATTAGTACCATCAACGCATATCCAAGGAATGCATTGTTTCCAATTAGTACCATCAACACAAATCCAAGGTAATGCTCGTTGCCAGTTTGTCCCATCTGTATTTATCCATACCGTATTACCATCATAAGTTGCATAAATGCTACAGCTGGTCATAAGATAACAAGACCATACTGCATCTGGATACCAAATATAAAAATAATAAGTAGTATTAGGTGATAACGATAAATTCTAAATATTAAAAGTTACTGTTGAAGTAGCCTAATATACGGTTCTTGGAACAACTACTGTAGTTGTGCGAGTCTATTTTTTTAAAGTGTCAAAACTTGTAATTTTTGTAGATGTAATAAGTACATTATAAGTTTTCTAAGAAGTTGCTGAGCCGCTATATTTATCATAAGCATCAAAAGTAATGCTTAAGCTTGTTGTTTTGCCACTAGACGGAGTTACAAACGGAATACCGCAAGCATAAAAAACAGAGTATTCAGTTTCATATCCGAACCATCGCCGGTCATCTCTGCCATTAGAGTGACATGGAACATAATTATCTTGTTGTGCTATATTTCCACTTTGCATAATATTTACTCCCTTATCCAATAGTCTAATAATAAAGCGTGCCAACTCGAGCATTACCACTAGGTTGATTTGCACCAAAATTGTGACAAGTATCTCCAGCATTAACTTTAATACCTATTTCGTATCCAACATCAGAAGGAATAGTATCCCAAAATCCATAATTCTAAATAGAAGAATACCATTGATAAGATTCTAAAACAGTAATGTTTGCCTAAGAATAATTAACGTATTTCATCCACATGGTAAAATTACCAGTACTCTCATTATAATAGGCTTTAAAATCATCAATTCCATAAGGGCAAGAGCCATTATAGTTTAAACTTCCAACAAGAGGGGCCAAACCAGCGCTATTAACATCTAAAGTTAGACTAAAAATTCCAGTGCCCTAATATCTAGATGAAATTGCTAATACTAACCGAGCATTTCGCCATCCCCCAAGAGTCTCTTGGCAAATTTTTACCCATTTTCCATTGTGAGTGCCAGGTTCGCCCCACATCGCAGTGGTTGATGTAAGTCTATTAGCTGTAGAAGCCTATCCTGCCGTGGTAGCATAATTTGCGGTACCTGTAAAATAATTAGCATGAATAGTCGCATCACCATTTGGTCCTCCAAAAACAAATTTAGTTGGAATAGGTCTAGCATCTGTTGCACGATATCCCATATAAATTGTTGAATCTATATAGTTATTAGTGCCACCGAAATTAATTTCATTATTTTTCTCTGCTACAATACTCATAGTTCCATCACCTATGTTAATATGACTATGAGATTGTGGTTTAAAAGATTCTTCACTTATTTCAGTTGAATCACTTGGTAAAATTGTATTAAATTGTGCAGTATGAACCCAATTATTTACATATCTACCATTTAATAAAGAAACATCCCAATAACCATAACTATTTCCACCATATACTGCAACATATAAATATAATCTATTATTTGTAGCATCTTTATATAAATAAAATGTTCGTTTTATTTTTCCTCCTATTTGCACTCTAGAAGTAGAATAACCAAAACCACCATTAGTATCACTCTATACTGTAATTAAATCAGATGAAGAATGCTAATTTCCCCAAAAAGAACTGCTAACGCATAACACCCAACTCTAAAATTCAGAACCAACTTGAAAATATCCAAGTTCTAAAATATGTGTATCAGCATCTGCGTAAAATCCTCCCCATGCTGTTCCATTATAAATAAGAGCTGATGCACCAGTAATGTTAATACCCCAAGTGCCAGAAGCTCCTCCGCCTGTTAAAGTTGGAGAGTATAAATTATAATTGGCAGAAGTTAGTAAAGTATGCCATGGAATATCAGTTAAAGTAGCATTAGGTTTTTGTATTCCTCTAATTGCAAATCCGTACTAACTACTTCCTGCAATTTGCATTTTACACACACCATCATGAAAATTTACACATCCGTAATATCCATCCCAGGGTTTTGCACCAGAAACTGTCACTTCATTTGATGCACGTACTTCAAAAAATCCGTTAAAAGTCAAATTATCAATATTATAAGAATTTCCAACATCTTCCCGAGTGAGTGTGTAGAAACCTCCATTATTAGGTGTTAAAATTTTATAATTAGTACCATTTTTACGATGATATATATCAGTGTTATAGGTCTCAAGATAAATACTTTTTCCACTATTACCAGACCCGTAAACTGCCAAAAACAATCCATCTGATGAATTAGCAGCTAAATATGCATCTGTATTAATGTTTGTAAATCTTAAAGCATATTCAGCTTTTAATATAGCAGAATCTCCATGAAAATTAATACCATAAACATCAGCCCATCTAACAGTTGGTCCACCTAAATTATAAATGGCATCTCCTATTGGATAAAAAGTATTACTATTCATGCGAAAACGAGGTTCTGCCTAAGTGTAAAATACTAAATCATTATTATTCGCATAACCGCTGCTAGCCATTCCACCAATACCAGCCCATTTAACTGAACTATCACTAGCATTTAAAAATTTTATGCCTGGACCCCATCCAGTCGAATTGTAATTTAATGTTTGATGAAGTACCAAAGGCCAACTCTAACCATCGAGGTTAGATACATTAATTTTTAAAGCACCCATATAAAATCTTCCTTTCTCTCAAAAATAAAAAGAGTTAAATTCTATTTCTAATAAAATATGAAAAATCTCATGTATGTTTTTTTTTTTCTTTGGGCCAAATAAATTTAATTATTCCGATCAGAGAAATTTGAGTTGATTTTTCAAAAAAATAATGGTATAATATAACTACAAGAAAAATCTCAAGAAATTTGAAAGGAGAACGATATGTCAGATTATGGCGTAAAAGACATAAAGACGCTTGAAGGCATCGAAGCGATTAGACTTCGTCCTGGTATGATAGATTATTGTATTGAGCATCAGTATGAACTTCCACGAAGATTACAATATTATGCTAAATATTATCCAAATGTATCATTTTCCCAAGCATTGGAGTTATATTCTTTGTCTGTTCGAGAGGTTATTGTTCTTTTCCAAGCCAAACATTTATTTGACGCTTCTTTAAGTTTTGGTCGTGGTCTTATTTATGCAAGAGACAAATGGCTTGAAAAAATGTCCCAAGCAGAAAAAATTGCGGCCGCATACCTACTGGCGGAATAAGGGTCAGTTTCACCGATTTCGTCCCGGCATTGGTCCGGAATGGAAAATTGACTTTTATCAATTTTTATGATATAATAGAAAGGTAAGGTGAATTTCTATGTATCAAATTTATAAAATAACTAATCAAAAAAATGGAATGGTCTATATTGGTTCATCAATTGAAGTTGAACGCAGATGGAGACAACATAAAGAAGCTTCCATTAATGAGAAAGACCATCATTATAATTATCCTTTAATGATTGCTTTTAGAGAGTTCGGTATTGATAATTTTACTTTTGAGATTATTGAAACTCTACCTTCTTGGGAAGAGATGATTGAAGCCGAACATAATTGGATTGTAAAAGAAGATTGTGTAAAACCAAAAGGCTACAATCAGACTGATAAAACTGATAGCCCAATGTTTGATCCCTCTATCGCAAAAAAAATGAGTGATACTAAACGAGTTAAATATGGTAAAAAAGTTTGTGAAATCTCTTCTAATAAAGAAATTGTCGGAGCATGGAATTCGTTAGCAGAAGCTGGTGAAAACACGGGTCTTGACCGATTTAAGATTAGTGATGTGTGCAATGGCCGACGTTTAACCACCGGAGGTAGAGTGTTTAGATTTACTGATGAAGAAGGTAATTTAATTGAACCTGAAATAAAAGTAAATAAAACTCAAACCAGTAGAATTACAAAATCCAGTAGGAAAGTTGTAAAAATGAATGATAATAATGAAGAATTACAAGTTTATGATAGCGTAGCACGTGCGGCCGCAGATAATAATTGCGACGCAAGTGCCATATCAAAAGTTTGTAACGGTTCAAGAAATAAATGTGGAGGTTTTAAATGGAAATACCTAACAATGTAAATAATGCTGAATATGGCGTTAATCAAATTAAAACCTTGGAAGGAATTGAAGCAATTCGTCTTCGTGCGGGAATGTATATCGGAAGTGTTGGACCCGAAGGTGTCAGACACATCACACTCGAAATCATTTCTAATGCAGTTGATGAATATTTAAATGGACATTGTACTCATTGCACCATTGACGTTGGAGAAGATGGCGTAATTTGTATTCATGACAATGGTCGTGGCGTTCCTTTTGGCAAGGCTGAGGATGGTAGTGAAGTTTTAGTTAATGTTTATACCAAGCTTCATACTGGTGCAAAGTTTGATAGCTCTGGCAAGACTGGCTATAATACCTCCGGTGGTATGAATGGTGTCGGTGCTAAAGCAACAAATGCATTGTCTGAAATTTTTACTGTTGTATCTTATCGTGACGGTAAAAAGGCTACAGCCGAATTTGCTCGTGGCGAGTTATTAAAATATAATGAAGTACAAGATCCCAATCAAAAAGTTACCGGCACAGCTATTATGTTTAAACCAGATGCCACCATTTTTAAAGAAGGCATTATGCTTGAATACGCTCCTCTCAAGAAGCAAATCCAAGAGTTAGCTTACTTATCTCCTGGCTTAGTATTTGAACTAAACTATAAAGACACTAAAGAAACTATTACTTCTCAAAACGGTATTCGTGATTACATTAATGACCTAAACGATGGTAAAAATAAAGTAACTTCTGTATTCTATACTGAAAGTATGGAAGATAGAATTGGTGTAAAAATTGCTATGCAATATAATGATACTTATACTGATATGTATCGCTTATATACCAACTCCATTCCCAATAGTGCGGGAACCCACTTGACCGGTTTCAGAACCGCGCTCACTTCTACAATCAACGAGTATGCTCGTGAAAAAAAGCTACTCAAAGAAAAAGATGCCAATATTACTGGTGAAGAATTGAAGGAAGGTTTAGTTCTTGTCCTGTCCTTCATTATGCCTGACCCTGTTTTCTCCGGTCAGACAAAGGATGTTCTCTCCAGTAGTGAGGCTCGTACCGCAGTACAACGATTGACCGCAAGAGAAATTAAAGTTTGGCTTGATGCAAATCCAAAAGATGCCAAAGCAATCGTAGATAAGGCTCTTCTGGCTCGTGCGGCCCGTGAAAAGGCAAAGAAAGCCAAGGAAACCGTGCGGAAGGTCGATAATAAGCGGCGTGTACTCTTACCTGATGTATTGAGTGATGCCAACTCTAAGGATCGTCACCTCTGTGAAGTATTCCTCGTTGAGGGTAAATCCGCTGCCGGTACTACAATCGAAGCTCGTGACCGCAATACCCAGGCTGTTTTCCAGCTTCGTGGTAAGATTTTGAATGTTTTGAAAACTGATTTACATAAGGCTCTTCAGAATAAGGAAATTAGCGGTATGATTGACGCCTTCGGTTTGGAAGTTAAAGATGGTAAGGTTATCGTTGATGAATCTAAGCTGAGATATGGCAAGATTATTATCACCGCGGATGCTGATGTCGACGGAAGCCACATTCGAGTCCTGTTCCTTACATTCATTTGGAAATTCTGTCCCGAGCTTATTGAAAAGGGATATATTTATGCAGCAGTACCTCCTCTATATAAAGCAACATATGGTACCAATATCAAGTATCTCGTAAATGATGCTGCGCTCAATGAATTTAGAGCTGGTATGAAGAGATCTTTTGAGCTGGGTCGTATGAAAGGCTTAGGTGAGATGGACCCAGATGAAATGGCTGAAACTGTTATGAATGCTAAGACTCGTATTCTTAAACAGATTACTATGGAAGACGCAGCAGCAGTCGCGCAGACATTTATGAGTTTAATGGGAGAGTCGGTTACGCCCAGAAAGAAGTTCATTGAAGAGAACTCTTGGAGGGCTAATATTGATGTCTGAGTATCATGGATACTGGTTTTATGGGTTGAGAAATGATGAAATTATCCAAGCAAAAGATTTAGCTGAAGAGTATTGTCTTTTGAATTGTCCCCAGGAATATGATGGGCCATTCACATATGAAGCATAGGTGATTCGTTATCGCCTTGCCAATCCAACCCTAAGTCGCGATTTCAATCAAATGCTAAAAGATATGGAGAAATTTTATTATGGCGAATGTAATTAAGATCGCACCTTGCGATACAGTTCTCGTCACTATTGGCAATGATGTTGATCTTGATGAATATAGAGCTATTGCCGATCGCTTCATCGAGAATCTTCACACATAGAATGTAATTCTAATGCCAGAATATGCAGTAAAAGATATTACAGTATTCAAGCGTGAGCTTACTGGCACGAGTAATATGTTTTTGAATGGAGGATGCCTATATGAGTAGTCTTACTAATGGCGAGTGGTATCCCGACGATCAAATTTATTACTTACCTACAAATAAAATTGGTATTGGTACAGTAGACTCTACCAAGGCTGTAATTGAACCATTTAAAGGATATGATATTCAAACCATTGAAGTCAAACCCAATGATGTACTTTTACTTCGCATTTCTGATAATTTAGATTTGCATACCTGTGAAGAAATCCAGAGAGAGATGAATGAAACATTTCCCAATAATGTAACTTTATTGTGTAACGACCACATTTTCAAAGGTTTGACGATTTTGCGAGGCAACACTGCTAAGCGCATTGATGATACTGTGGATATTTACTCTGGAATCAATGTAGATAAATTATTTGACCATATAATGAAAGGACACCCCAATGATTTTCTATACTGATGGAAGTTGTCTTGGAAATGGAAAAGCAAATGCGACTGGTGGATATGGTATTGTTGGCATTGACGACCAGGGTCAAGTTGCATTTGTCAGATCCAAGAGATCAAATGACACAACCAATAATCGCGAAGAACTCAAAGCAATTTTATATGTAATGCTCAACTATGGCGAGAAGTGCGATGATTGGGGTCAGCCTCCGATCGTATATAGCGATTCCGCATACTGCGTCAATACATTTAACGAATGGATGTTCGGTTGGGCGAGAAAAGGCTGGATCAAAAGTGACAAGAAAACCCCTGAGAATTTGGATTTGATTCAGGCTTATTACGATTGGTACAAACAGGGCTATCGTATTGATTTGAGAAAAATCAAAGGTCATGCAGGACATGAGTGGAACGAATTGGCAGACCAGTTAGCTACTGGATATATTTCGGAGGAAGAGGCTTATGCCACGTATAGCAACTTGGGATGAGAAACTGCAATATGTCCGTCCCACCTATGATAAACATTTCAATTTTTTGACGCCAGAAGGAATCGAATATGTCGAAACTTCTGGCATCGATGCAGAAGAAATGGAAGTTAAAATTGATATTTTGGCTTCAGAATTATGGTTTTGTCAGCATATGACTGACTATATTTCAAATCTTATAAAAGTACAACTAGAAGATGTAAAGGAGGATCCCTAATGGGAGATATACTTCAAACACCTATTATCGAAGAAGTGGAACAAAGCTTCATTGATTATAGTATGAGCGTTATTACCGATCGTGCGATCCCCTCCGCAGAAGACGGTTTGAAACCTGTTGCTCGTCGTATCCTTTGGGATATGTTCGACAAAGGTTATATGAATAATAAAAAGTTTGTCAAGTGCGCGCAGCCGGTTGGCGATACGATGGGTCGCTTTCATCCGCACGGCGATAGCTCCATTTATGGCGCACTTGTATGGTTATCTCAACCTTGGAATATGAGATATCCTCTCATTACATTCCACGGTAATAATGGTAGCCGAGATGGATATGAGCCTGCTGCATATCGTTATACAGAGTGTAAGTTATCCAAAGCTGGTGAAGAAATGCTTGCTGACATCAAAAAGAACACTGTTGATTGGCGGTTAGCATATACTGATGTTGAGGACGAGCCTACATATCTCCCTGGTCGCATCCCCAATTTGATTGTCAATGGTACTTCCGGTATTGCCGTTGCAATGGCTTGTAGCTTTGCACCGCACAATATGAATGAGGTTATGGATGCAGCTTGCCATGTTTTGAATAACCCTAATTGCGATGTAAAAGACATTTTGAACTTCATCGCAGGACCCGATTTCCCAACCGGTGGCACAATCATTAACAAGGATGAGTTGCCCGCTGCATATCTGACTGGTAAGGGTCGTGCTCGTATTAGGGGTGAATATGTAGTCGAGTCTTTTAAATCTGGCGACCGTATTGTTTTCACCTCAATTCCTTATAAGGTTTCCAAAAAAGACCTAATTGAGGATATTGACAAACTCTGTGAAGAAGGTAAAATTGAAGGTATTGTATCTATTCGTGATGAGAGTAATAAAGATGGTGTGCGTTTTGTAATCGAATGCGCCAAAGGTGTATCTACTGAGCCCATTATCGCAAAACTCTTTAAACTCTCTCGCTTAGAGGACACATATAGCTTCAACCAGGTTGCTCTAGTAGATAAGAAGCCTCGTCTATTGAATATGAAGCAACTTTTGGAAATCTATATTGACCACCAGAAGGATGTTCTGTTGAGAAAAACTAAATATGAGGCTGATAAGATTGCCGACCGCATTCATATCTTAGAAGGCTTATTGAAGGCTTTAGAAGATATTGATAATGTGATTGCACTTATCAAGGGTTCAGAGAATGCGGCAGCCGCTAAGGTGGTACTCATGGCTAAGTACGGCCTGTCTGAGGCCCAGGCTAAGGCGATCTTAGACATGAAATTAGCTAAATTAGCTAAGTTAGAAAAAATTGAGATTGAGAATGAGAAAGCTGAATTAGAAATTGAATTAGCCAGATTGAATACTATCTTGGCTAATCCTGTACCAGAGCTGGAAAATATTTTCAAATCTCTGAAAAAGACATATGGTGATGCTCGTCGTTCAACCATCACTCAAGTCGCAACCACCAAGGAAGAAAAAGAAATTGAGTTTGTTGAGCCGGAGAAGTGCGTTGTCATTATGACAGAAGGCGGTCTCGTCAAGAGAATCTCTGCAACGAGCTTCCGCACCCAGAAGAGAAATGGAAAGGGCGTAAAAACCCAGGATGATATTACTCATGCAGTAATTCGTACCAATACTATTGACTCTCTGATGATTTTCTCTGACAAGGGTAAGATGTATCGTCTACTTGTCAATGATGTTCCAGTAGGAACAAATGTAAGCAAGGGTACTTCCATCAAGTCACTTATCAATATGGATATGGACGAACAACCTGCGGTCATGTACTCTATCTATCGTGATACTGATGCCGCATATGTTTTATTCGTAACTAAAAATGGATTAGTCAAGAAAACTTTTTTGGAAGAGTATATCAAGACTAAGAAAAAGACTGGAATTGCAGCTATTACTATCAAAGATGGAGATGAGCTGGCCGCAGTTTCTCTCGTCAAAGACGAACAATTGATTTTGGTTACCAAGAATGGTATGGCTATTCGTTTCGATTCTAAGGAAGTAAGTCCTACCTCTCGTGCGACTTCTGGTGTAAAGGGTATTAATCTTGCTGAGGATGATACCATCGTAGCCGCATTGCCCGTACGCAACCAAGAGGACAAGTTGGCAATTTTCGCTTATGGTGGAATGGCAAAGAAAATTCCTCTTAGTGAGCTGCCTCTCCAAAAGAGAGCAGGTAAGGGCCTAATGTGCTATAAGCCTACTGATTCTACAGGTGATGTGAGTGCGGCCACCCTAGTTGAAGATACTGATAGTGTCTTAATTTTGGGTGATAAGAGCAGCATCTGTATTGAAGCTGCTGAAATCCCGCTATTAAGTCGTCCTTCTGTGGGTAATTTAGTTATTAAAAATAGTAAAATCTTATCTGTAAGCAAGGTATGAAAACTATTTATTTGAGATTCAATATGCCTAAAGTAGAGTCGGGACTAGAAATGTCTCGACTCTATGAGTGGTTTGGCGAACAGAATGATTGTATTCTAAAAATGAGCCACACTACTTTCAATTATTTACTGAAAAGACTCAATATCAATCCAGATAGCCGAATACTAACTTTTGATGAACCATAGTTCGTGTTTGGGTATAGAGTAATTATAGACGAAGACATAAGATTTCTATATATTGACGTCTATGATTTCTATGAGTTGACAAAATGAAAAAAATTTTCTATAATATATATGTAATTGAGGAGAAATAAATGGATTGTATTTATGATAAAATTCGTTTTTTAGTACGATATTTAAATGATTGTACTAAAGCCTACGATGAAGGAAATCCAAAAATTACAGACGAAGAATGGGATAATAAATATTTTGAGTTGAAATCTTTAGAAGAAGAAACAGGATTAGTTTTATCTAATTCTCCTACTCAAACTATTACTTATGAAGTTGTAAATGCTTTATCCAAAAGCGAACATAATCATAAGATGTTATCTCTTGATAAAACCAAATCTCTTGATGAAGTTGCTTCCTTTGTTGGAAACAAAGAAATCTTGGCGATGCTAAAAATGGATGGTTTGACCTGTTCCTTGATGTATCGTGATGGAGAATTGGTGTCTGCGGAAACCCGAGGTAACGGTCTTGTAGGCGAGAACATTCTGCATAATGCACGAGTGCTTCCGTCCGTTCCGTCAAGAATCCCCTATAAGGGCGATTTAGTCATTGATGGCGAGATTATTTGCACCTATACTAATTTCGAGCAATTCAGTAATGACTATAAAAATCCTCGAAATTTTGCCGCAGGAAGTATTCGTCTTTTGGACGCTAAGGAGTGCGCCCGCCGCAATCTAACTTTTGTTGTATGGGATATTATTACCCCTATGTATTTCGACAATGGAAATGAGTACAAACTAAATCAAAAACTTGATTATGTTGGTGCTTTTGGATTTACTCCAGTTCCATATGTCGGATTACCGGCAAAAGACGCAGATGGTTTTGCTATTTCACTTGATGATGTAGTAGACCATTTGACCGAACAAGCCAAACAGCTCGGTTATCCGATCGATGGTGCGGTGTTTAAGTTCAATGATTGTGAATATGGTCGCTCTCTTGGTGAAACCGGGCATCATTTCAAAAATGCATTAGCATACAAATTCTACGATGAAACCTATACTACACGACTTTTGGATATTGAATGGACTATGGGTAGGACCGGAGTCCTTACGCCTGTCGCTGTCTTTGAGCCAATCGACGTAGATGGCTCTACCGTAGAAAGAGCAAGCCTACACAATATTAATATTATGGATGAAATTTTCGGACCAATGGGAGCATTTAGGTTCCAAGAGATCGAAGTTTTCAAGGCGAATATGATTATTCCGCAGGTTAAATCTGCTAATCTAAATTGTTGTAGATATGAAGAATATTTACTTCGCATTCCAAAAGTATGTCCTGTGTGCGGTGGTGAGGTAAGAGCAAGAGTTACTCTTGATTCTATAATGCTCATATGTGCTAATCCAAGCTGTGATGGTAAACTAATCAATCGTCTTGATCATTTCTGCGGTAAAAAAGGTCTTGACATTAAGGGTATTTCTAAAGCTACTTTAGAAAAACTGATTGATTGGGGTTGGTTAGATAGTAATGCTGGTATTTTTGAATTAGCTCAATACAAGGATGAATGGGTCAAAAAGCCTGGATTTGGTATCAAATCCGTCGAGAAGGTTTTGGATGCTATTAGTGCCAGTAGTGAATGTGAGTTACGTCAATTCATCGCTGCTCTCGGCATTCCGCTGATTGGATCAACGGCATCTAAAGATTTAGCTAAACACTTCAAGGATTGGCAGAGTTTCATGCAGGCTGTGGAGAGTAAGTTCCCGTTCTATGAACTGCCTAACTTTGGAGCTGAGATGCATTCCAGTATTCTCCATTTCGATTATAGTGAAGCAATATTTATTGCTAATAACTATATTCATTTCAAATCAATTGCGGAAGTCGCAGATCCGTCCGCTGGAGCGGATCTAACTGGTAAAGTTTTTGTAATTACTGGAAAACTCACTCATTTCAAGAATCGTGATGAAATCAAGGCACGAATTGAGGCTCTTGGGGGAAAAGTGACTGGATCTGTTTCCAAGAACACTAATTACCTCATCAATAATGATGTGAATTCAACTTCCTCCAAGAACACGACCGCCAAGTCGTTGGGGATTCCAATCCTGTCCGAAGATGACTTCATTCAGACTTTTGGAATCATGTAATTGACAAAAAGAAAAAAATTTTGTATAATAAAATCGTAAAGATTAAGGATGAAAATTTTCTGATGAAACAAAAGGAAATCAAGAACCTCGCTCAGAAGATCGCTAAGTATGAGCGTATCATCCAAACCAGCGATGATAAAAAATAGGTTCGACAAGCAGAAGAAGAAATTATGAAGTTGTCTAGTAGTGTTAGTAGTCTGGAAGACATGGTCGCTATTGACGAACTCGTAATGGAAATGCTTGAAAAAAATTGAAAAAATTTCTTGACAAAAGAAAAATTTTTTGATATAATATTTACATAACCGAAGAGGTTAGAAAAAAATCCAAACAAAAAAATTTTTAGAAAGAGGTATTTTATTATGGCTATGAAGGAAAATTCTAAGAGAGTTCTGAATTATTTGAAGGAGATCAACGGCGAGAATGTTACCGCTGCTGACGTTGCTGCTACCCTGGGTCTGGAGAAGCGTTCTGTTGACGGTATCTTCACCAGCGCTATTCAGCGCAAGGGCTTGGGTGTTCGTACCCCCGCTGAGATCGAGCTGGAGGATGGCACTCACAAGCAGGTCAAGTTCCTGTCTCTGACTCCTGCAGGCATGGCTTTCGATCCTGACGCAACTGAAGAAGCTGCTGAGTAATTTTGACATATACTAAGGGGTAAGATTGAAATATATCTTACCCCATTTTTTCCATCATTATGGAATGGTTGATTTTACTCGCCTCTGTGCTCGTTGCTGCCGGATTAGGCGGCTTTATCACATATCGACTGTTTAGATAGCGGCTATTTGCCGTCCAGGAGTTCGACAAGTCGATTGCTATGAAAAACGAGCAATTAAGAGAAGAAAATAAGATTTTAGAAGAGAATAATCAAGATTTATTCAATCAAAATGATTATCTAAAATCTGAAAAAATCAAGCTGGATATTCAAAACCAATCTGCTAAAGAGTAGTTGGAGAGCCTCAATGGCAGTATCTCAGCTATGGAAAAGTAGGCTCAAGAGGCCGCTGAACTATTCTATGCGTCTCGTATGTAGGCTGCATAGGAGAAACTCGCGCAATCACTTCAAGAAGAAAACCAAAAATATCAAGATAATATAATTGGTTTTTAGACTGAATATGATAAAACTGTTGCTGATATGTTAGAAGCTTTTCAAGAGTTATCTGATAATGTAGCTGTTATGCGAGCTACAAATGACGCCGCAGTTGCCGCAGCCAAGAGAGCCGCTGAAATGAAAGATTAGTAGGCTTTTTATCGCATTTAGTTATCTGACGCAGATATTCACGAAATTGAATTATTGCGATAGGTTGAACCCTATTTGCGAGATAAGGAGCCTTTGAATAAAGTCATATGGAAATGCTATTACGAAAAACCAACCACCGACCTTATTGGTCGAGTAATTGGTACAGGAGTAAAAACTGGAATTTATAAAATTACAGAAATTGAAACTGGTAAATGCTATGTTGGTTAGGCTGCTAATTTAGCAGACCGTTGGAAATAGCATATTAAGCGTGGTGTAGGCGCAGAAACGCCAACCCGCAACAAACTCTATCCTGCAATGATTGCGGCCGGCCCAGAGAATTTCACTTTTGAGGTCGTCGAAATCTGCGATCGCTCTGCGCTCGATGCGCGTGAGGACTACTGGCAGGATTATTTCAAGGCGAAAGAATTTGGATACAGTATAAAGTAAGGAGAATAATTATGTATAGAATTATTGATAGTCGTGGCTCCGGTAAGACCAGTAGATTGATGCTCTTGGCAAAAGAAACTGGTGCGAAAATCGCTTGTAGTAATCCTTCTGCTATGCGTCAAAAAGCATATGCATATGGCATTACTGGAATTGATTTTATTCCATATAGCGACCTCTTCAATGGTGCTATCGACCCCGAAGATAAGGTTATGATTGACGAGATTGAAATTTTCGTTAGAGAATATATTGACGGACGCCTTACTGGATATACTCTGTCAGAGGATGATTGATATGACAAAAGCAGATAAATATATGTATCATATGATTGTAGAAATTATGCGTTATGGATATAAGGATATTAATCCTCGTCCTAAGTACGCAGACGGCACTCCCGCGCATACAATTTCTGTCAATCACACTTTTCGTAAATACGATTTGAGTAACGGAGAATTTCCGATCTGTACCCTCCGTCCGCAGGCTTGGAAAACTGGTATCAAAGAAATTTTTACCATTTACTAGAAGCCAACCAATGATATCGCAACTATGCACGAAATGGGTGTGACTTGGTGGGATGAGTGGGACATCGGCGACGGCACTATCGGTCAGCGCTATGGTGCTACTGTAAGTCGTTATGACCTTATTAATAATCTTATCAAAGATATTGAGAAAGACCCATATGGTCGTCGCAAAATTGTAAGCCTATGGCAGGAACAGGATTTACATGAGACTCCTGGCCTCGCCCCATGTGCCTTCCTTACCATTTGGAATGTGCGTGGCGAATATCTTGATATGATGCTGGTTCAGCGTAGTGGTGATATGCTTACTGCTTCTGGTCCAGGAGGTATCAACGAAATTCAGTATGCGGCATTGCTGATGATGATTGCGCGACACACAGGTTATAAGCCCGGTGTATTTAGCCATGTCGTTGCAAACGAGCAGATTTACGATCGTCATATGGATGCCGCTAAAGAGATGATGGCGCGTTACAGCGCTCGTGATCTCGAAGAACAATATGCTTGGGATGAAGGTTATCAAGATAATACTAATGCTGAAATTTTCCAGCGTCCACGCATGGACCTCAATCCCGCAAAAACCAATTTCTACGATATGACTATCGAAGATTTTGAATTGACTGGTTATCATCCCACCAAACCTCAACTGAAACTGGAGCTGGGTATATGATTTCAGCAATTGTTGCAGTTGATAATAATTGGGGGATTGGATATAAAGGGGAACTCTTGGAGCATTTACCTCCCGATATGAAGTATTTCAAAGAGCTTACTACTAGCCATGTTGTAGTAATGGGCCGTAAAACCTGGGATTCCCTACCCAATAAACCACTCAAAGATAGACTCAATCTTGTTATTACTTCTGGTGAGCGCCAATATGCAGAAATGACTTGTTTTATTGGAATGGCTGAAGCAATGGCTCGTCTCGCTCATGTTGAAGATGATGAAGAATGGTTTATCATTGGTGGTGGCTCTATTTACGAGCAACTACTTCCTTTGTGTGACCGTGTTTATGTAACAAAAATTCTAAAAGACCATAAAGATGTAGATACCTATTTCCCAAATTTGGATAAAGATCCTAAATGGGAGGTCAGCACTTGTACTGAACTAAGAGAATACAAGGATATTTACTATGCATTTCTGACTTATGACAGAATTAGTTGATTTTTTGAAATAAATTTGTTATAATATATATACAAGGTAAAAATAAAGAAAGTGAGTTATGAAAAATAATGAGCAAGAAACAAGAATTTATTAAATATGTCAATGAGTTGATGTACTATACGCGCAAGATGGATGCGCCCGTTATGAATGAAGAAGCAGAACTCTATTGGAATGCCTTCTGCGGCCTGGGCGAAGATGGCGAGAAGCCTATGTTTACCGATAATGGTAAGCTGATTATGGTATTCTTGCAGGAGCACCAGGACACTCCTATGTGGAAAGCAAGAGATATTGCCGAAGGTCTGTTTATTAGTTCTCGTGCAGTATCCGGTGCGATGCGTAAACTGGTTACTGATGGCTTCGTTGAGAAGGTCGGCCAGGACCCGGTCATTTATTCACTGACTGAAAATGGAAAGAATATTACTATTGAATAAGGAGATTTTTGTATAATGAAAAAGACTATGATCAATCAATCCCACATTGAAGGAATTTTATACGAGCACAGCCTGGAGGCCAAGGTTTCTGGCGATACTTCCAAGAACCCCGGCACTCCCTTCATCACTGGTACTATCAGCATCGCAACTGATGATGCTATGACTAACATTGTGCCCGTTCATTTCACTTATGTGACTGCTACTTTTGGCTCTGGTAAGCCTAACGATACTTACACCACTCTGAATAACATCGTGAATGGTACTTTCGGTACTTACATGAAGGATGGCGCCGATAAGGCTGTCAAGCTTCGTGTTGACTCTGCTTTGGGTCTGAACGAGTTCTATACTGACCGCAACGGTAAGGAAGAGCTGGTTTCCGCTAAGCGCAACGAGGGTGGTTTCGTTCATAAGGTTGATACTTTGGACGAAGACGAGAAGGTTCGTAACACCTTCAAGGCTGATATGGTTATCACCACTGCTACTTTGGTAGAGGGCGATCCCGAGAAGAATACTGTTGACAAGGTAATTGTCAAGGGTGCTATTTTCGACTTCCGTAAGAGCCTGCTTCCCGTTGAGTTCAGCGCTACTAATAAGAACGCTATGAACTACTTCCTTGGTCTGGGAGCTTCCATTAAGAACCCTGTTTTCACCTGCGTATGGGGTCGTCAGGTATCTGAGACCATCGTTCGCCAGATCGTAACTGAGTCTGCTTTCGGTGAGGACGAAGTTCGTGAAGTAAAGAACACTCGTCGTGATTTCGTTATCACTGGCGCCGCTAAGGAGCCTTATGTATGGGATGACGAGGGCTCTATCACTGCTGCTGAGCTGAATGAAGCTATCCAGAAGCGTGAGGTTGATTTGGCTGCAATGAAGCAGCGTCAGGATGAGTACCGTGCTTCTAAGAACCGTATCACTCCTGCCAATGCAGCTCCCGCACAGGGCGGATTCAATTTCTAATTTGAATCCAAGAGGAGGACATAAACATGGCAATTGATTTGTTGGCTTTACAGCCTCATAAAGTTTCTCGTGACCTTAGTGGTTACATCACATATATCTACGGCGCTCCTAAGTGCGGCAAGACCACTCTTGCCGCCCAGATGGAGAAGCCTTTGCTTCTCGCCTTCGAGCCTGGTTACCACGCTCTGCCTGGCGTAATGGCACAGGATGTTACTTCCTGGGCTGAAATGAAGCAGGTTTATCGTCAGTTGAAAATGCCTGAGGTCCAGGCTATGTATCGTTGTGTTATTATCGACACTATCGACATCGCTGCTGACCGTTGCAAGAAGTATATCTGCAATCAGAATGGTATCGAGGACTTGGGCGATCTGGGTTATGGTAAGGGTTGGACCAAGTTTAAAGAAGAGTTCAACGAAGTCTTCCGTGGTTTGACTCAGCTCGGCTATGCTGTGTTCTTTATCGGGCACGAAAAGCTGGAAGTTGTCGACAATCCCGATGGCACTAAGACTACTAAGATTCGTCCTCAGTTGAGCAACTCCACCAAGACTGTTATCGCTGGTATGGCTGACATTTATGGTTATGCCCACCAGAAGGCAGCTGGTGAGATGTCTGTTCTGACTCTGCGTGATGGTTCCGGTATCATTGAGTGCGGCTGCCGCTTCAAGTATATGCCCGTTGAAATTGTTATGAGTTACAAGAACCTCGTCAATGCTTTGAATGAAGCTATTGATAAGGAAGCTGAGGAGACTAATAATATGTTCGTTACTAACGAGCGCATTGTGGCTCCTACTGAGATATCTTATGACTATGATGCTCTGATGGCTGAATTCCAGGATCTGGTAGGCCAGTTGATGAGCCGTGGCACTACCAACGGCCCCAAGATTACTGCTATTGTTGAGAAGTATCTGGGTAAGGGCAAGAAGGTTAGCGACACCATTCCTGAGCAGGCTGAATTCGTAAGTCTGATCGTAAGCGACATCAAAGCTGACCTCATGTAAGAATTTGTATCAGGTCGGGGCGTTCCGCTCCGACTTGATTTTTTTATAATTTTTTGGTATAATATAGTATAAGAAAATTGAGAAAGGAGCATCATAGTGGCACACATAGTAACTTGCCCGTATTGTAAAATAAGATTCGATCGTGATAAGGAAGAATATGCCCTTGTCTCTGCGCGTCGATACGCCCACGCCGCATGTATGCTTCGTGAAGCAGAAAAAGACCCGAATTATGTAAAGAAAGAAATTATTGATCCAAACGATAATGTAGTTTGTGCTTATTGTAAAAAGCCAATGTCTAAAAAAGACGAAGATTGTGTTATGGTTGGCAATAATAAGTACGTGCATAAAGCGTGTCAAGAGTTGGAAGAGCATCGAGAAAAAACAGATAGAGAAAAACTGGAAGAATATATCAAAGAATTATTCCAAGTTTCATATATCGAGCCTCGTGTCAAAGCACAAATCAAGAAGTATGTAGAAGAATATAATTACACATATTCTGGTATGCAAAAAGCCTTATATTATCACTATGAAATAAAAGGTGGGGATAAATCCAAAGCCAATGGTGGCATTGGTATTGTTCCATATGTATATCAAAATGCTTATAACTATTTCTATGAATTGTGGTTAGCTCAACAGAAGAATAAAGATGTGCAAATTGAATTATATCAGCCGAGAGTCAAGGAAATTGTCATTCCTCGACCCGAGCGTAAAGTAAAAAAACGTCCATTATTTACATTTTTGGACGAGGAAGGGGAATGATGAATGGCGTCTAAATACGTCGATACAACAGCTATAATGTAGGTTATTGGCTGTGTTTTCAATACTCCTCAACTTTTGGAAATTACTGATAGGTATTCAATCGTTGATGAAGATTTCGCCGATCCGTTTCACAAAACGATTTTCGGTGCAATTTATAAAATCCATGAGTTAGGTGCGAATAAAATTACATTAGAAAGCATTTCTGATTTCTTCGCATCTCGACCCAAGAGCGCGGCTGTATATAAGCAAGGGAAGGGCGAAGAATGGCTACTCAAGGTATCTGAGAGTAGTATTCCATCAGCCTTCGATTATTATTACGGTCGTTTGAAAAAATTCTCTCTATTGAGAGCATTTGATAACTGCGGCATTGATGTTACTGACATTTATGACCCAGATAATATTTTGGATGTAAAGAAGAAACAACTTCAAGAGGATCAATTAGATAATTCTTCACTGGAACAGATTGCTGATATTGTCGATGCGAAGATTGATAATATTAGATTGCAATATGTTGATGATGCTTTTGGTGAAGCTCAACAAGCCGGTGAAGGTATTTTTGATTTGATTGAGAAATTCAAACAGCATCCAGAAGTCGGTGTACCTCTATATGGTCCGCTAATCAATACAGTTACTCGAGGCGCAAGACTGAAGAAATTTTACTTGCGGTCTGCGGCTACTGGTATCGGTAAGACCCGTTCAATGATTGCGGATTGCTGCTACATCGGCTGCAATAAGATATATGATGAAACATTTGGTTGGATTGGCAGCGGTCCTGCAGAGCCAGTCTTATTTATCACGACCGAGCAGGAGCTTGAAGAAATCCAAACTATGATGTTGGCATTTTTATCAAATGTAAATGAGGAACATATTCTAAATGGTGAGTATGGTGAGGGTGAGGAAGAGCGTGTTATGCAGGCTGCTAAACTCTTGAAAGAAAGTCCTATTTATGTTGAAGAATTACCAGATTTCTCATTGAAAGATGTAGAAGATAAGATAAAGAAAAATATTCGTGAGCACGATGTAAAATATGTGTTCAACCCTATTAAAAGGGTGTTGGGACAATGAAACACTTTTCCGCTAATCAGCGGGGTACCTGCGGCGGGCCCGGTCAAAGACCGGCGAACCGAGCAACCGCAAGTGCTAACGGGGAACCCTAAACAGTAATGCATGGGAATCCCGTGGGAAACTTTGGACGGAACTAGTCAATTGAGCTTTGACTTCTTTCATACTATAATGAAAGGAGTGGTTCTATGGGAATTATTTATTGTTTTACAAATAATGTAAATGGTAAAAAATATATCGGACAATCCATTAGCAAAGGTAATGCTCGATATAATAATCATAAAAGCAGTTATAAAAATCCAGATGATTGTGAATATGAATCTCCACTTCATCGAGCATTCCGCAAACACGGATTTGAAAATTTTACTTATGAAGTATTAGCACAAGATGTTGAAAATATTGATTTATTAAATCAATTAGAAATTCAATATATTCAACAATATAATTGTCAAATACCAAATGGTTATAATATTGAACCCGGCGGTAAAAATTGTGCTAAACCCAAAACAATAGAGCATAGAAAGAAAGAAATTTGGGCTCAAGCGAAATTGACAGAAGAAGAAGTTATTGAATTAAGAAAGGCATATCAAAGAAAAGAAAGTCCTACTAAAATATATAAAGAAAAGTATGAAGATATAATGCATTATAATTCTTTTCTAAATATTTGGTCTGGACGAAGATATGCTCTTATTATGCCAGAAGTATTTGAAAATGGACGTCATACAAAACTCAATGCTGAAACTGTAAAACTTATTAGAAAGGATAGAGAAGAAACAAATCTTTCTTATGATAAGTTAGCAGAGAAGTATGGCATTTCAAAAGGCACTATTGCTGACATAATCAAAAAACGAACTTGGAAAGATGTCTAAAGAACCTGTATCGACTATCCCCCAGGCCTTCTGGGCGGGGGAGTAGGGGTGCTATTGATACGCACTTGGATTTTAGGAAACGAAGTCCATTAAATGCCGAAACGGTGTCCTGCGGGACCCGGTCAGCCGTTCGCTGAACCGGGGCGACCGCAGTAAAAGATAGTCAGCGCTTATAGAAATATAAGAGTCCGTTGCCACGATTATATTCATACGAGTTTGAAAATTTTGGAAGAAATCACTAAGCGTTCTGGTGGTGTCAAACTGAGAGAAGATAATATCTTGTTTATGTTATCTACTCGATTGAAAGATATCTGCAACCAACATGGTGTGTTTATCATGTCAGCCACTCAGTTGAACGGTGATTACCAGGATAGTAAAACTCCAGACCAGAACTTACTGCGTGGTGCGAAAGCTATCGCAGATAAGATTGACTATGGCTCCATTCTTCTTTCTGTAAAAGATGATGATTTGGTAGCCTTAGAAAATATATTATCCTCTAATATTTTTGAAAGACCTACAATTAAGATGTCAATTTACAAAAATAGACGAGGTAGATATAAGGGCGTAATTTTATGGTGTAAGGCAGATTTGGGCGTGTGTCGTATTAAACCAATGTTCTGCACTACCTATGATTATGAAATGGTGAGTATTGACGATGTTCGTATTAGAATTGACGAAGAATCAGCCTTCGAGTGCGAAGAGTAATCGAGGGCTGAGAGCAAAAGCTAATTTGTTACATGATTCCGATTTTGGAATTGTAAATAAGAAGGAGATAAATGAAATGGCTGATTTTGTAAAAAACGATAAGAGAAATAACAACAACGGTAAGAAGAACTTCAATCGCAACAACAACCGCCCCAATAACAAGCCTAACAATGGTTTTACCGGCAAGAAGCGTGACACTGTGCCCGCTCCCGATGTTTGCGCCGGCACCGTCGAGTACAAGATGGGTAAGCTGATGGCTGATGAAATCCTCAAGGCTGCCAAGGGTAAGAGTGGCAAGTTACCCAAGCCCGCACATGAGATTCTGTGCGATTATGTAAATACTCAGATGGGTCTGAAAGGATACTGCGTCAAGGTTCTTGTTGATATCAACTAATGTTGGTATTTGATAAAACCAAAATCCGTGAGGCTCTCACCGACGAAAATGTATTCGATTTACTTCAAGAATGGGGCGGAGATCCGAGTCGAGACACATTCGGCTTCGTCTCCGCTACCATCTGTCACAACCCTCCTGGTGAAGGTAGTAGAAAGCTATATTACTATGAAAACACCGGCTTGTTCCGCTGCTACACTGGCTGCGATAGTTATTTCGATATTTTCGAGTTGACAGCCAAGGTCGCTCAGATTCAATGGCATAGAGAGTTCGACCTAAATGACGCAGTAAGGTGGATCGCTCAAAGATTTGGATTTTCTGGCGACCATGAAAATAGACCAGAAGATGAAGATTTAGACGATTGGAAATACCTAGCTAACTACGAGCGAATTCAAGATATTGAGGTGAAGGATAACTCGGTTATCCTAAAAGAATATGAAAATGGTATATTGGAACGCTTCAACTACTCGCTGAAGATAGGTCCCTGGTTGCGAGAGGGTATTACTCAGGCCGCATTAGACCAAGCAAAAATTGGTTTTTATCCAGGAGGCGACCAAATCACAATTCCGCATTTCGATAAAGATGGTCGATTTGTGGGACTGCGCGGACGCACCCTGTGTGCGGAAGAGGGCGAGCGTTTTGGTAAGTATAGACCGATGCGTATAAACGGACAATTATATAATCATCCTCTTGGAATGAACTTATATAACTTTAATAACAGTCGTAAGAATATTGGTGTTATGAAAAAAGCGATTATTTTTGAAGGAGAAAAATCTTGTCTGTTATATCAATCATATTTCGGATTAGAAAATGATATATCGGTTGCGTGTTGCGGTTCAAGCGTATCGGCTTGTCAGATTCAAATGCTCTTAGACGCTGGCGCAGAAGAGATTATAATTGCGTTTGATCGCCAGTTCCAAGAAATTGGTGATGAAGAATTCAAGCATTTGAAAATGAATTTATTGCGATTAAGAACAAAATATAAGAACTATGCAACAATATCTTTTATATTCGATAAAAATAAAATTACAGGATACAAGGACTCGCCGATCGACTGCGGGCCGCAAGTATTCCTGCAACTATTCAAAGAGAGGATAGTGTTGTAATGTACGACCTAAATGAAGTATTCAAAAATGGTCCATAGGACATTCAAGAGCGCATGGATGTAATTGCTAATACCATTGACGGTATTATGAAATTGCAAAGTGAGCTTCAAGCGCTAGGCTATTGGTGTCCTCACTGTCAGAGATGGTATTATCAAGATGATTGTGGACTTCGAGAAAAAACATATACTAAACTCATTTGTACTAATCCCTTCCAAGGATATTTAGATCCTTATGAGTATGAAGAGCGTACAGTTCACGACTGGTATGATATTTGCCCCGAAGGCCATGAAATTAGTAGTAAACCGAGGTTCCAGCTATGAGAGGAATTATTTGGGCCTATGAAAGTGATGGGGCGAATGAAAAATTACTTGAAATTGAAGAGCAGTATGCTCGAATGGATATTAAACCAATAAGACGAGTAATTAGTAAATCTGCAGGCTCTTGGATTTTATTCGATAATGATGATATTTGGAGAGTTGTGCGCGCCTCGGATAGCGGACGAGGTCACTCGGCAAATGTGTCTTATATCGACCGCCGCATTTCTCAAGAAGCAATCAACACCATTATTAAGCCAGCAACTAAGGCTATGCCTTATCAATCATTTCGTTTTTATCTTCCTTCCTCTTATGACTGGACGAGAGAGGATGAAGAAATTGAAGCAAAATTCATATAATAAGTTAGTGGTGATCTACATGAAAGGAGGTTGAATACTTTATGGAGTATCAACTTATTGTACCTAATATCCCGCTGGAGAAATAGCTAACAGCGGTCGAATAGGTACTTGCCAACCGGGGCATTGTACCGGCGAATGTAGAACACTATCTACATACTACTGATGCAGATATTTTAGACCCAAAAATTCTTATGAATATCCAAGAGGGTGTAAAACTTCTCATCAAACATATCGCACAAAATGACAAAGTTCTAATTCAGATTGATAGCGACTGTGATGGTTATACAAGTGCGGCCGCCCTTATCAACTATCTGAATTGTCTATTCCCCGGTTTTGTGTAGAACAATGTATATTATCGTATCCATACGGGGAAACAGCACGGCATTATTCTTGATACTGTTCCCGCAGATGTCAAGTTAGTGATTGCGCCCGACTCAAGTTCCAATGATTATGAAGAGCATAAGACATTGGCTGAAAAAGGCGTGGATGTGCTGGTAATTGACCACCACGAAGCAGATAGTATCTCAGAACACGCCTGTATTATCAACAATCAGCTGTGTGATTATCCCACTAAGTCTTTGTCTGGTGTCGGAATGGTATATAAATTCTGTTCCTATATCGACGAGCTTATGAATGTTGATTATGCAGATCAGTTTTTAGATTTGGTCGCACTCGGAATGGTGGCCGACATGATGGATCTACGCGATTTTGAAACGAGACACCTTATCACGCGAGGACTCGAGAATATTCGCAATCCATACTTCAAGGGAATGGTAGACAAACAAGCATATTCGTTGAAAGACGGTATCAGTCCTATTGGAGTAGCTTTTTATATTGCTCCCTATGTAAATGCCACGATAAGAATGGGAACGCAGGAAGAAAAGCTCATGCTATTCGAGTCTATGCTTGACTATCGGGGATATGAACTAGTCCCATCAACCAAAAGAGGATGTAAGGGTCAGCAGGAGACGAGAGTAGAACAGGCTTGTCGTAATTGCACTAACATCAAAAATAGGCAAACAAAAGCAAGAGACGCAGCCTTGGAGACAATTGAACGCATAATCAAAGAGAAAAATCTGTTAGAGAATAAGATTTTGGCTATCAAATTAGATACTTTTGCGGCCGATAAAAACCTTACTGGTTTGATTGCAAACCAGCTAATGGCGAAATATCAACGCCCAGTACTTCTACTTAATAAGACAGAAGATGGCTGGGAGGGTTCAGGAAGAGGATACGATAAATCGAAATTTGATAACCTCCGTGAGTTTTTGAAAGATAGTGAATTGGTAATGTATGCAGAAGGTCACGCCAACGCATTGGGTGTTGGTATCACTGATGCAAACTTTACTCAATTTGTAAATTACTCCAATCACGCTTTGGCAGATTTTGACTTTACCCCTTGTTATAAGGTTGATTTCATTTTCCACGGTGATGATTTCAGAGGAAAAGACATTGTGGAAATTGCTGAACTCAAATCTTTATGGGGCCAAGGAGTAGATGAACCTCTGGTTGCCATCGAACATATCAATCTACATAAAGATAATATTGTTCTTATGTCACCAGACAAGAGTCCTACTCTAAAGATAACCTTACCAAATGGTACGAGTTTAATCAAATTCAAGTCGTCACAAGAGGAGTATGAAAAATTACACTCTGAAACTGGTTGTATAACCATCAATGTTGTGGGCAAGTGTGAACGCAACATATGGAATGGTATTGTAAGTCCACAAATTATTATTGAAGATTACGAAATTGTAGGAGAACAGAAATACTATTTCTAATTGACGGCCTGATAGTAATATTAGGAGGAAATTATGAAACAGAAAATTATCGGTGTATTGTTGATTATAGCCATGTTTATTAGCACTCTAAGTGTTATTGCATATGCAGCAGGTACTGTGGTCGCAGACACCAATCCAGTTGCTACTTTTTCGGAAGATTACATCCCTTCTGAGACTACCACCTTTCCAGTAGATACTGAGTCTACTGAACCAGAAGAGGTAGTTATTGTATTAGATACCGTGGAGTTCAAGCGTGTTGAACCTACTACATATGATGAAGCTACTTCTCTATTGGAAGAAGCTATTGCTCGCCAGGAGCTTACTGAAACCATCTATCAAGGTTTCCTAACTCTCGGTTATGCGGACGACCATCCCGCAGTAGTATTAGCTAAAACCGATATTGAAAATGCAACAATTGAAGTTGAGTATTACCAAGAGCAATTCTCAATTTGGGAAGAGAAACTCAAATGGGAGAAGCGTGCGGCCGAGTATCCAGTTGCTACTCAAGTCTGGCTCTATATGAAGAATGAGCTGGGTTATAGTGATACTGTGTGCGCCGGTATTATGGGTAATATGATGGCTGAGTGCGGCGGTTGCTGGACTTCCGATCTCGATTGGGACGTACATAGCTCAAGTGGTTTCGGTATGATTCAGTGGCTAGGCGGCCGCAAGCGTCAACTATTTTCAATTTACGGAGAAAATCCAAGTATTGAAGATCAGCTCAATTTTATGCACGATGAGTTGCACGGCACTGATGGAGTTACCAAACAAGTTACAAATTGGCAACTCGAGCAAATCATGGAAGCCGACACTCCGGAAGAATGTGCCTACGCCTTCGCTTGTTATTTCGAGCGTTGTGGTGAAGGACATAGAGCGCCTCGTAGAGGATACGCAAGACGAGCTTACGAGTATTTCGTAGGGTAAGTAAATAGGTTATATAGGGGTTCGCCCCTATATAACCCTTATTTTTGTTTATAGGAGATGGAAAGATGGCAGTTTTGAAATAGATACAAAATGATATTATGCTAAACTTACCAAGCGTATCAGACGCTACAATAAGTTTGAGTTCAGTGGTGGCCCAAGTCGGCTGTACCACATAGCAAATGACAGAAGCTCTGCGTAAGTTATCAGAGTTGATGCAACAGATGGATTGGGCGACTACTGAAATCACTGCCATAAAGGATTCAATGAGTGATTTGAGGTATGATGTGGATTGTGCGGATGCCGCTAATAGCGCTCGGACAGACTTGGTAGAAATGCAAATAGACGAGCTCCGATCGGCATTGGACGCCAAGACCGAAAACTCAAATCAAAAAGGCGGTTTAGAAATTTCAAATCGAATTGTTCCCAGTGAGGATTTTCTTATTTTGGGAGATATTGGTTGGTCTGATGATATTATAAACTTAGACAAGACCAATATGTTTTTGAATTGATTTATATAAAATATTTTGGTATAATAAAAATAAAAAGGTGAGAATAAAATGACGGATTACGCAAAAAGTCTGAAAGAAAAATTGGATATTGTAAGATTACCAAGAGAAGATTTCGATGAATTGGTAAAAGACCGTTTAGATTTTGGATTTGATAGTATCTATTTTAGATATGCCGAAGTCTGTGATGAATTGGCTGCGTATATGTCTAGAGCCGATCATATTGACCCCGTTGACGCGCGTCGGCGTATGAATGGTCGTAAGCAGCATTTTTATATGACATTAGAACAGCTGGTTCACGCCCATCCAAAGGAGGATGAAAATGGTACTTACTGCTAAATAGGAAGAGGGATTAAAGATTGCGGTCGCCCGCTATAAGAACAATGAACCCTGGACCTGTATCGCCGGTTACGCTGGTACTGGTAAGAGTACACTTGTGAAGTTTATCGTTGCAGCGCTGGGTCTATATCCCGCAGAGGTTTGTTATATCGCATTCACAGGCAAGGCCGCAAAGGTTTTGCGTGAAAAAGGATGCGAGAATGCCATGACCGCACACAGACTGTTATATCAGTCCTATCCTCGCAATGATGGAACATTCTATCACAAACCTCGTAGACCTCTGGACTATCCATATAAGTTGATTGTTGTCGATGAAATTTCAATGCTTCCAAAAGAGATTTGGGATTTGTTGACTTCACATCGTATTCATGTTATTGCTCTTGGCGACCCCGGCCAGCTTCCTCCTATTGGTGAGTCTAATGGAGTGCTCGACCATCCGCACATTTTCTTGGATGAGATTATGCGCCAAGCCCAGGAGAGTGAAATCATTCGTTTGACTATGGATATTCGAGACGGCAAACCTCTCGAACTCTTCCGAGGAAACGAAGTGCAAATCATTGATAAGAAAGATGTTGTGTCTGGTATGTATACTTGGGCCGACCAGATCCTTGTAGCAAAGAATGAGACACGCCGTACGGTAAATCATCTTATGCGTAAGTATTTACATGACATTGACGATCCGACTCCAATAGTAGGAGATAAGGTTATTTGTTTGCGGAATGACTGGGATCATCCGAGTGAAGCGGGCGATGTAATGGTGAATGGCACTATTGGCACACTTACTAAGATTGATTTGTTGAATAACAATCCTTATTTGCGGCCGATGATGGTTTGCGATTTTTGGTCTGATGATTATTCAGACGATGATGTTGAAAACTCTCCACAGGATTTGATTTTCCGTGGTGTAAATATGGATTACAGATTACTCACTACTGGTGAGCCGACCGTAACCGCGCAGAACTGGAAGCGCTTCCCTAAGATTTGGCGCCCCCGTGAATTCGACTATGGTTATTGTATTACTACCCATAAGGCGCAGGGTAGTGAATATGATAAAGTTCTTGTTTTTGAAGAATTTTTGCGTGGTGGACACCATGCAGAGTGGCTATATACAGCTGCTACGCGCGCCAAAGAAAAGCTCGTTATCGTGCGAGATAGTTGACAATAGAGAAAAAAATTGGTATAATATAGTATAAGAAATCAAATTGAAAGGGATAATCGAATGGGAACATATTTCAATATTCACAACCATACAATGTATTCGAATATCCGCTTACTCGATTGTATCAATAGACCTAAGGACCTCATTGACAAAGCAATTGAATTGGGTCTTTCCGGCATTGCGATTACAGACCACGAATGTCTATCCGGACATATGGAAGTCAATCAGTATGCTTAGAAGATAAAGGAGAAGTATCCCGATTTTGTAATTGTTTTAGGCAATGAGGTTTATTTAGTAGATAAACGAGAGAGTGGTATCAAATATTATCACTTTATTCTAACTGCCAAGGATGAAATCGGACACAAGGCTCTGCGTGAATTGAGCTCAACTGCTTGGTATCATTCCTATGTCGATCGAGGTATGGAGCGCGTGCCCATTACCAAAGACGAATTGGCAACCATTATGGCGAAGTATAAGGGGCATGTAATTGCTTCAACCGCCTGTATGGGTGGCGAGTTATCCACCGCCGCATACAACATGGCCTGCGCTGAAAATGTCAATGATAAGATTTCCGCAGGAGTGTTTTATAATCAAATTTGCGATTTCATCAAGTATTGTCTTGATGTGTTCGGTAATGATTTCTATATTGAATGTGCGCCTTCAACCGCTGAGGATCAATGTATCACCAACCGCAAGTTATATCGTATTGCAAAAGCATATGATATTCCTTTGATTGTTGGTACTGACTCTCACTATCTCACCAAGGAAGATAGATACGTCCATAAGTCTTATCTAAATTCTAAGGGCGGCGAGCGTGAGGTTGATAGTTTCTATGAGTTTGCTCATTTGATGTCATATGATGAAGTTTATAAACTATTGCATCATTGCTTTGGAAATGATTATATTGTCACTGAAATCTTAGAAAACTCTCGTAAATTGGGTGAACAATATACTTCATACTCTTTAGAGCGTAAACAGATGATTCCTAAGATTCCTCTGCCAACTCATTCTGAACGAGAAATTCAAGAGTACATTCCATATGAAATCGATTGGAACCTAAATAAGTTCTATCCATGTTTAGCGCATTTGTTAGTTGATGGTAACGTCCAAGAGAGATATTGGCTATATGAGTGCGCGAAGAGCCTAAATGAAAAAGGCTTACAAGATAAAGTTGAATATTGGCAGAGATTAGAAACCGAAGCTGATGTTATTTTAGATATTGGAGAGAAATTAGATGACTGTCTATTCGCCTATTTCAACACCTTCAAGCATTACATCGACCTATTCTGGGAGTGTGGCTCAATTGTTGGCCCAGGTCGAGGCTCGGCCACAGGATTTTTGTCTAACTACCTCTTGGGCATCACGCAGCTCGACCCCATCAGATGGAATCTACCTTACTGGCGTTTCCTTAATAAGGAGAGAGCCGAGTTGCCCGATATTGACATTGACCTCGCTCCATCAAAACGACCCGCAATTTTTGAAGCAATTCGTAAAGAGCGTGGAGAGTTGGGACTTATCCAGGTCGCAACCTTCGGAACAGAAGGAACGAAATCAGCTGTACTCACGGCTTGCCGCGGTTATCGAAGCGAGGATTTCCCAGATGGAATCGATGTCGATCAAGCCCAGTACATGTCTTCTCTAATCCCCCAAGAGCGTGGATTCTTATGGCCGATTAGTGATGTTATCAACGGCAATGAGGAGAAAGATAGAAAACCCGTTGCTCCATTCATTCGAGAAGTAAATAACTATCCTGGTCTATTGGCTATTATTCAGTCAATTGAAGGACTAGTAAATAAGCGTTCTTCTCACGCTTCGGGTGTTATCTTATATGGTAGTGACCCGTTTGAAACTGCGGCATTTATGAGAACTCCAAGTGGAGATTTGATTACCTGCTATGACCTGCATAAAGCAGAGGCCGCAGGTGATACCAAGTATGACTTCTTGGTAACTGAAATTTCAGATAAGATTATCAAATGTTTTGAATTACTTACCGCAGATAAAGTAATTGAAGATATTGGTTTGCGTAATCTATATAATAAGTATATTCATCCAGAAGTGATTGATACAACTGATCCCCGCATTTGGGAGCATCTTGCGGCCGGTGATGTTCTGGATGTGTTCCAGTTCAGCACTGGCGTTGGATTAGCTATTGCAAAAAAGTTGAAACCAAAGAATCCTATGGAGATGACTGCGGCGAACGCAATGATGAGACTTATGTCTGAAAAAGGCAAGGAATCTCAGCAAGATAGATATGTTCGTATCCAAAAGCGAGGATTGGAAGAATTTGATCGAGAAATGCACGAAGCTGGTCTGGATCAAAATATGATTGCGCTAATGCATAAGCATTGTGACCAATACTGGGGTTGTTGTGCTATCCAGGAGCAGATGATGGAATTACTTATGGATGTTGCAAATTTCACATTAGGTGAAGCCAATAATGCGAGAAAGATTGTTGGTAAGAAGCAAATGAGTAAGATTCCGGAATTGCGCGAACAGGTCTATAGTAAATTTGACCGGGTTCAGTCGGCAAATTATTTCTGGGAAAATGCAATTGCACCCCAGTTAGGATATGCATTTAGTCTGAACCACTCTCTGCCTTATTCTTTTGTTGGTATTCAATCAATTTACTTTGTTATGAATTTCAATCCAATTTATTGGAATACTGCTTGTTTGATTGTAAACAGTGGTGCAACTGATGAAGAAGCAGGAGGTTCAACTGATTATGGAAAAATTGCCAAAGCAATCGGTGATATCACTGGTGCAGGAATTAAAGTTAGCTTGGCAAACATTAATAAATCAGATTTTGGATTTGCTCCAGATGTAGAAAATAATCGAATTCTTTTTGGATTGAAAGGTATGTTGAATGTGGGCGATGATTTGATTGCCAGCATTATTGAAAACAGACCTTATAGCTCTCCAAAAGATTTCTTGAATAGAGTTAGACCCAGTAAGCAAGCTATGATTGCCCTTATCAAGGGTGGCGCATTTGACGATATGGAAGAGCGTCAATTTGTAATGGCTTGGTATATCTGGGAGACTTGTGATAAGAAGAGTCGTATCACCTTACAAAATATGGGTGGACTTATCAAGCACGGATTATTGCCTGAAAAAACTGAAGAGCAAATTCTCGCTCGTCGAGTATATGAGTTCAATAGATATTTGAAGGCAATTACTAAGGCTGATAAGTATGCTTATAAGGATATGTATAGTCTTGATACGAGAGCAATCGCTTTCTTGCAGGAGATTGATTGCGAAAATCTTATGACAACAGATAATGTGTCTTGGTATATAAAAACTAAGGCTTGGGATAATGTATACCAGAAGCATATGGATGTATTCAGAAAGTGGATCGCCGCAGAAAAAGATACAATCTTAAATGCGCTGAATACAGAAATCTTCATGGAAGATTGGAATAAATATGCGAAGGGTACTATCTCTGCGTGGGAGATGGAAGTCTTGTGCTTCTATTATCATGACCACGAATTGCAAAATGTCAATAATGATAAATATGGCTTTGTTGATTTCAACCTATTGCCAGAAGATCCGATCATTGAAAAGACATTCCATAAGGGAGGCAAAGACATTCATATCTTTCATTTGAATCGTATTTGCGGAACTTGTATTGCAAAGAATAAGACTAAGAGTACAGTTACCATTTTGACAACAACAGGTGTTGTAAATGTCAAATTCAGAAAAGAATATTTTGCGATGTTCGATAAGCAGATCTCCGAGCGTGGCGCAGATGGCGTCAAGCACGTCGTTGAGAAGAGTTGGTTCAACCGCGGTAATATGATCGTCGTAACGGGAATCCGCAGCGGTGATGATTTTGTTTCTAAGAAGTATGCTTCTACTGGCGGACATCAGCTATATCGTATCAATGAGATCTTGGATAATGGTGACTTAGTATTACAAGATAGTCGTTATCAAGGAGGCACTGCAGAAGATGTTGACTAAGAGATATGTAAAAAAAGCATATGTATTAGAAGCGTTCTGCGATAAGTGTGGTAGTAAAATGGTGAGCACGGGGATGGTATATTCTACCTACCCCGAGCAATACCCATTCCGTTGCAGTAACCCCGACTGCGATGGTCGTGCTACCTTCTGGGCGCATGAAGTCCCCGGAAAAATTCAATATGAGTTTGAGGAGGACAATGAAAATGTATAAAATAGTTCTTTTTATGGGTAAAGGCGGCGCTGGTAAAGACTCATTGATGAAATAGGTATTAAAATTACTCGCTGAAAAGAAAATTATTTCTGAGGTCCACGAGATCGTAAGCTGTACCAGTAGACCAATGCGAGAGGGCGAAGCTCACGGCATCAATTACTATTACTATCATCCCGATGATTTTGCAATGAAAATTATGAATGATGAAATGTTGGAATTTACTAATTTCAACAATTGGTGGTATGGTACTAGTTATGAGTCTGTACGCAGCGATGGCATTATCAATATCGGTGTTTTCAATCCTGCGGGTGTGCGGCAGTTGCTTGACCGGCCGGATTGTGAAGTCACTGTTTATTGGGTAACTGTTTCTGATAAACAGCGCTTATATCGTCAGCTTAGTCGAGAGGAAAATCCCGACGTTAAAGAGATTGTTCGTCGCTTCAATGCTGATGAAGAAGATTTTGCTGATATTGATTTTGACTACACCGAAGTTGTCAACGAGACTTTTGACGATTTCTATGCGAACGCCGAGCAGATTGCAGGCCAGATCGAGGACATGCTCGCGCAAGGACGACATTGATTAATAGATCAAGATAAAACGCTATATTTTGTAGAGAGTTTTTACGCTCTCCACAAGATATAGTATTTTATAATGGAGGTAATTAGTATGCATGTAATTAAAAGAGATGGTACAAGAGTTCTATTCAATCCCGATAAGATTGTAAATGCCATCAATAAGGCTATGATTAGCGCATACGGCTCCGTGTATGAATCCGATACTGCTGAAGAAATCGCAGATCTAATTGGTAGTCGCGGTGTCGATATGTCCGTCGAACAAATTCAAGACTTGGTTGAAGGATATTTGATGAAGAGTGAATATCCAGAAGTTGCCAAGGCTTACATTTTATATCGTGACGAGCGCAGTAAGGCTCGTATGCGTCAAAGTAAATTATTAAAGGCAGTTATGCGTAGAACTGAAGCTACTGCTGTTGAAAATTCCAATGCGAATGTTGATGAGAAGAGCTTCTCCGGTCGTGAGAAGGAAGCTTCCGCAGACATTTAGAAGATAATTGCGTTGGATTATACTCTATCCCCCGAAGTAGCGCAAGCTCATAAGGATATGTTGTTATATCAACACGATAATGAGAAAACAAATATTGGCGAACATAACTGCTTGTTCGTTGATTTCAAAAAGATTTTTACTGATGGTTTCGTAACTCGCAACGGCGATGTGCGTCCACCATCAAAATATGATACTGCTTGTCAGCAATATGCAGTTATTTTCCAATGCCAGTCCCAGGTTCAATTTGGTGGCGTTGGTACAGTCCATGCTGACTATGACTTGGCTCCATATGTTGCCAAGAGCTTCTACAAGCATATGCGTAACTACTTCACTGATGTTGAAGGCTTGTCTAAGGAAGATGCTGAAATTGTATTAAAGGCTAAGTATGAGCCTTGCGTAATTGACAATGAAGCAATTAAGGATACTCCTGCTTATAAGTTTGCTATGCGTCAGCTAGAGCGTGAAGGTATCCAGGCAAGTGAAGCTTTGTATCATAACTTAAATACTCTGGAGTCTCGTGCGGGTAGCCAGGTTCCTTTCACTTCTATCAACTTCGGTCGTGACACTTCTACCGAGGGTCGTTTTGTAAGTGAGAAGATGTTAAGAGCTTCTTTATCTGGCGTTGGTAAGCACCATTTAACTCCTATCTTCCCAATTAGTATTTTCCAGTATAAACAAGGATGTAATGCTAATCCAGAAGATCCAAACTACGATTTGAAGCAATTAGCTATCGAATCTTTGAGTAAGAGAATTTATCCTAACTTCGTCAACTGCGATTTTTCACAGGCGCACGAAGATCCTAATGATCCCGACACATACTTCGCCACAATGGGCTGCCGCACAATGTTAGGTTATGACCGTCATACTGATTCCTACAACCGCGTTGGTCGTGGTAACCTGTGCCCCAATACTATGATTTTACCAAAGTTAGGTATCGAATATGGTATCTGTTTAGGTAAGCGTGAGACCCCGGATTTAGATGGCTTCTGGTCTGCATTCGAGGATTTATTGATGTTATGCGAACAGGGTCTTTTGGAGCGTTTTGATATTATGGTAAATCAGCCTCCTGAGGCTGGTCCTTTCATGTATCAAAATGGTACTATGAAAGACGCCCAGAAATGCCGAGTATCTAACTACGAAGCATTGAAGCACGGAACTTTGGCTATGGGTTACATTGGTATTGCCGAAATGTGTCAAGCATTGTTTGGTAAGAATCATGCCGAAGATCCAAAAGTACACGAGTTCGCTTTGAAGGTTGTAAAGCGTATCAATGAATATGCTAAGGAAGCTTCTGAGCGTCATGATTTGAACTTCTCTTGCTACGCTACCCCCGCGGAAGGTCTATGCCACACCGCTGCAAAGGCTCTGCGTAAGCAATATGGAGTTATTCCTAATGTTACCGACCATGAGTTCTTAACCAATAGCCACCATGTACCCGTATGGCATGAGATTAGTATCTTCGATAAGCTTGCGGTTGAGGCTCCATTCTGTAAGTATCCTACTGGTGGATGTATTACTTATGTCGAGCTTGATAGCACTTTCGTAAAGAATACCAAGGCTATCGAACAGATTATTGATTATGCTTTCAAGGAGTTAGATATTCCTTATTTAGCATTCAATTTCCCCATTGACTCCTGCTTAGATTGCGGCTTCTAGGGTGAGTTCAATGATGCTTGTCCCGAGTGTGGCAGCCACAATATTCAGCAGTTGCGTCGTGTAACTGGTTATTTGACTACTGACTATCGCCATTTCAACAAGGGAAAACAGTCAGAGGTCGAACATAGAGTCAAACATTCACAATTTTCCTAATTGTAGCTAACTACGAATTAGCTACGCTATTAGAAAGGAGTAAGTTCGTATGAATTACAGTGGTCTCATTTTGAATGATATTACTGCGGCCCCCGGTCTTTGTGTGAGCTTTTTCGTACAGGGATGTCCCCACAGATGTAAGGGTTGTCACAACCCAGAGACTTGGGAGTTTGGTCGAGGCAAAGAATTTACTTCTGACACCCTAAATCAAATTATTACCGGCCTCACCGCCCAAGGTATCCAGCGTGATCTGTGTATCATGGGCGGCGAGCCTCTTTGTGACGAAAACGCCTTTCTTACCTATTTAGTCATCAAAGAGGTCAAAGATAAGGTGCCAGGAGTCAAGGTGTATATATGGAGCGGATATACCTATGAAGAATTACAACATCGCAACCATCCGCAAGTGCGCGGAGCGTTAGAATTAGCTGATGTTTTAATTGATGGTCCATATATTGAAGAAGAGCGAGATATTACACTGAATATGAGAGGCTCACGAAATCAGCGTATTATTGACTTATCCGAAAAAAAATGATATAATATTTATATAAATGAGATAAAGGAGGGTTATAATTTGGGTAAACAAAAAATCAAAAAGATGGATTTGTCTCAAGTGAATTTTATTCCCATTGAAGGTGAAATTATGCAAAATGCTACTGATGGCAAATATTACATCTGGCATAATGATAATTGGCATGAATTCAAAATGGAAAGTTCTGGTGTAGAAATGGGACTTTACGATATGAATAAGCAAATTATTGCACAGCTACCCGATTTGACCGACTGGGATCGAGTGTCTGAAACTTTGACAAAGTTTGACACTGATTGGCATAATGATTATTATATGCTTTACGGTAAGGAGATTTCTTATTTCACTGTATTTAAGATTAAAGAGCATATCGCATTTGCTCGTGAAGTAGTTGATGTAATTCAAAATATTGGTATAGTGAAAGCGATCGATTTAACTGAAGCTACTGATGCTATTGAAGTTTGGGTTATATATGAGAATGAACCCACTTGCTTATACCTATTCCCCTATGACATGGGAATTGTACAGGTTGGTGAGTGATTGTGGCTGAAACAAAAACAATTACAACTTACGATGGTGTTAAGTATTAGAAAGTAACTCTTGAAGAAATTGGCAATACTGGACACTATAAAGAAATTAATCGTTCTACTAGTTCAATTTTAGGTCTCTTAGATGATATAAAAGAATTAGAATAGGCAAAGATTAATATTAATAATTTTAAAGTTCGAAATGGTACCATATACATTTTAACTGATTCTATTATGACCGGTTTAAATGCAAAATATTATTATATATTTACTTCTATTGCAATACATTATCCGAAAGACTATAATACTCTCGCAGATGGTGTTATTAAAGCATTAGAAGAATTAGGATATGTTCGTGAAATTATATATAATAACGAAGAAATTATATTTACATTAATTTCTAAACAAGATGAAAAAGAGTTGGTACTTTATTTACGTCCCATTGCAAATGATGTAAAAGTTGTTGGAGGATAAGATGAAAAAAATATATTGTGATTTACATATTTTTGACTTAAGTCAAAAAATTTATGTATATGATACTGAAACTGGTAGTTTAGAATGTGTTGCTATTGCTACTATTGAAGAGTTACCAGAAGTAATCAATGCGGTATGTGCGGAAACCGGTATTCCGAATGTACATCTAGGCGGCAATCTATCTTACGCTCACATGGTGTCAGAAGACATTTTGGCGTATTCTAAAATGAATTATAGTCATAAAAATAATATTGTGATTGAGGTAAAATAATATGAGATATTTATTGAAAGCTGTTGATACTTACAGAGTACCCGATGAGGCAGCTGTAGAAGTCCTGCATGAAGAGCTTCTAAACGATCCCGCATTTGATCTTGTTGGCTTCAGTTATAAAGTGAAGTAGATCAAAGCTAAGGGTGAAGTTATTGAGGAATATATGGTCGTGCAAGCCACCAAGGTTTTTACGGCAGAGAAAGACCCTGAAGATGTCTTCACTGTGAGTTACGAGAGGGGCTAAGAATATGGCAAAGTTCGAGAAAGTATCCCGTTATGCAGACAAAGAAATCGTAATGCCCGTGCGCAAGACCAGTCAATCCGCAGGATATGACCTGGTCGCCGCAGAGGATTATATTATTCCTTCCGTATTTCAACTTGCTGGAGAAGCTGAGGAAGTATGGACTGTCGGGGAAGAAGAGTATGTTACTCTCGATCAAATGGCTGAGTTTACTAAGTTGACTAAGTATAGACCCACTTTAGTTTCTACTGGAATGAAGTGTAAGCTCGATCCTGGCACCTTCTTGCAGTTGAGTGTACGCAGTTCTTCTCCTTTGAAATACTGGCTTATGCTTGCTAATGGAGTTGGCATTATTGATGCTGACTATTATAACAATCCCGATAATGAGGGTGAAATTTTCTTACAGATTTATAATCTATCTCCCTTCAATATTCAAATCCATGAAGGCGAAGCAATTGGACAGGGTATTATCTTACCCTATGGCGTAACTGAAGACGATGTGTCTTCTGGTGAACGCGTCGGCGGCTTCGGATCTACCAATGGCTAAAATTTTAGCATTAGATCAATCTTCCCGCACTACTGGATATACCGTTCTTGATGACGGAAAAATTGTAAAGGTTAGTCATTTTGAATGTATCGGTGACGACCTTGGTGATAGATTATTACAGCTAAGAAAAAAAGTGCTTGAATTAATTGATACATATGACATTGATGAAGTTGTATTTGAAGATATTCAATTGCAAGATGTAAATGGCAGTAAAGAAAAAGGTGTTAAAACATTTAAAATTTTAGCAGAAGCTTTCGGAGTAGTTCACGAGACATTAACAGAAATTAAAATGCCATATAGTATCGCTATGCCAATTCAATGGAAGGCTCATTTCAAGATTGCTGGAAAAGGCCGTCCGCAAGAAAAGAAAATGGCACAAGCATATGTTTTAAAAGAATACGGAATTAAATGCACCGAAGACGAGGCTGACTCACTTTGTATTGCGTTGTATTACTATGACATAAGTAATGTCTTCGATTGGTCCTAATGAGATAATCCCCCTATCTGCTTCTTTAGTATCGTTAGAGAAGTAGAAAGGGGGATAAAGTTTTTTATGGAAGCTTTATTAGCAGAATGGGGTTTAGAGATCTTATTTGCTTTGATTAGTGCAGCCGTTATGGGCTGGGCCAAGTGGCATGGTGATAAACTGAAAAAAGAATTACAAAGTGCCAAAGATTTGGCTGCTGAAAAAGAAAAGAAAGAGATTGAAAACTCTATTGAAATCAAATTAGAACCAATTTATGAAGAGCTGGAAGAAATCAGAAAGCATATTCGAGATGCAAAGAATATTGAGCAATCTCATATGAATCTAATTATTGCCTCTTATCGTTTCCGTTTAGTTCAGTTATGTAAAGGATTCTTGGCTCAAGGATATATTACAATGGAGCAAAGAACTCAATTAGATGAATTCTATAAATTATATACCGGATTAGGTGGCAACGGATAGGCAAAGATTTATTATGAACAATGTATTCAATTACCTCCCAGACCCTAAAATAGCAAAAAGGGCGAGACATTGAAATTAATCAATGTCTCGCCCTTATTTTTTTTTATAATTAAATTTTATAATAAATAGTACCGACAGGTAAAGAAGTTGATGTTGGAGCACTAGTACCATAATTTGTTGTAACAACATAGTTAAAATAACCGTATGTAGCGAACATCTTCCAAAATAAATAGTCAGAAGCTCCAATTTGATCATAATTACTTTTAGGTGGTCGAATAACAGAACTATCATTACCAGGGGTAATAATAGTTCCACTCATTGTACCACCACTCAGCGGAAGATATGAATGAGAATGAGAAGCTAATGCAAAAGCAGAAGCATGGTTTCCATCCAAGGTATCAGCATTACCTGCGCCTGAAGCATAATCAACATTACAATACAAATGAGACTTAGATCCGCTATGGAATACAGAAGTGCTCGTTGTAGGTGCCACTGTCTATCCATTATAATCTGTTGATGACGTTCTCAACGATATAGATGCATCTGCCCAGTCACAAATAAATCTATAAGATCCTCCACCCCGTACATAAAAAACAGCTAAACTTGCATTACTTAATTGTCCCGCAAAATAAGCAGGTTTCACATTAGCAAAGCTATAATCATCTTGACGAAGTAAATATCTAAATGGACTAACTGTTCCCCATCCTGCCTAAATAATTTCTACATCAATATTAGAAGTAAATCCTCTATTGTGCGTACTCCAAGAAGGTCTTGTACTACTATTTAATTGTACTGCCAATTTAATTCTATTTAAACCATTTGCTGGTAAAGAAATTACTACTGGATAATAAGTATTTACATCCAAACTAGCTGCACTAATCCACATGTCTGTCTACCGAGCCAAAGAACTTGAAGATGGAAAATTACCGGTGGTTAAAACAGTAGATCCCTACCAAGTAAGGCTAGAAGAGCCGATAGCCAAACCATCACTATTAGAAGAACTTAATCCCTTTCCCGCAGTAATGACGACATATTCATCTCCACTATTATCAGTATTTGCGTTAATATATAAAGTACCATAACAAGCTAATCTTCCGTAAGATAAAGACATTGGAGTGCTTGCGGAAACAGATACTGACCCCGCTGGAAAATTAATCGCTGCAGCTCCAGTTAATGTACCTCCGCTTAATGGTAAATAGCTATGTGTATGTGATGCAGGGGCGCACCAAGACGCATAATTAGAGCTAGTTAATATAGTCTATTGTTCATAATTACCATACTAGATACCAACATAATAAGGAGTATTATAATGAGCTACATAAAAGCCTCCATACGGAGTGGAATCATATCCGCTAATAAAATATCCCATATACATACTACCATTATTATAAGCTGAAGAATAATATGTTAAGAACTCATCTTTTGGGGTTGAATTTTTATAAGTATCAAATGCGGCTTTTAAGGCTAAGCTATGGCTATCACCACTAATATTGTATTTATTAAGCAATCTGCTTGCAGTATCAGCATTACCACTTAAATTTCCATGAAATGTAGTTGCATATATACTAGACCACTTATGCGTTGAATCACCTAATGTAACGGTGTTATTTTTTGTAGGAATTAACGATGTAGTAGAAAGTTCAATGCCATCAGAATAGCCTAAAGTTCCATTGTTTGGTCTAAAATAAATTTTATTACTGGAATAAATACCAAAATTTTTTGAACCACAACCAATTCGTACATCAGTTCCAAAAGCAATAGAAGGTGTGGTGTAAGCATCTGTGCCACTTTTTAAAGTAAGTAAATCCTAAATATTTACACTACCATTAACTTTCAAAGTTCCCATATATTAAAATCTCCTTTCTCTCAAAATAAAAAGAGTTATATTTCTATATAATATTAAATTTTTTATTATTATTCTTTCTTATTTTAGGCCAAAATATAATAATAATTTATTTAGATTTTTTATATCTATATAGATAAAATGAGAAAAAGGAGGAAAGATATCTATGGGATGGTCTATTGTAAGCACCGAAGGTCACGGTTGTAATTTTAGTTATTGGGTTCCCGCAGCCGGTTCTACCACTCGTGGACAAATGATTGTCTATTACAATGACACTGGCAAGCCAGTAAAAATTAATAGTTGTTTTATGTATTTTAGTACTGGTAGCGGCACATATGGAGGTATGACAGGTAATGGTAATACATATTATATCACAGCTTCCATTACGGATAGTACAGGTAAAACTGTTAGCTCTAGTGAAATTACAATAAATAATATTAGTTATAATTCCACTTATGACAATATGAAAAAATGTGAATGGACTTTTAATGATATTGTTTTAGTTAATCCAGGAGCAACTGTATATGTACAAATGACATTTAGAATACCCAATTGGAGTACTGCTGTTTTGTGCGCCGGTACTTGGGGAACTTCATATTATGGAGGATCAGTGAGCGACGCAGGAGCTGTACGTATTTGGAATGGTTCTTCTTGGGTTAGTGCAATTCCCTATATTTGGAATGGTTCATCATGGATATAGGCAATGCCCTATGTTTGGAATGGCTCATCGTGGGTGCCTTCATCATAAAAAAAATAAAGGCTAGTTATGAAATTAATCATAACTAGCCTTTTTTTATTTCATTTTGATTCCATTATAAATTGCATTCGTTTCTAACAATATATCCTCTCCATACTATGACATCAATTCTGCCACTAACTCTTCCTCGCTATAGGACAAGTCAATCATGTAACTATACATAAATGCGTGTACGATTTCGTGACATAAGACCTCTTTTAAAAGTTGAGGGGAAAGGGTCTTATCAACGCAAATAGTCTGAGTGACTTTATCACAGACTCCAAGAGCATGAGTTTTCCACGGAGTTAGTAACAAAGGATGTGCTGGCGAGACCAATCGGACTCGCCAGACAACTCCATTGATAATCATTTCATCTGACCGATCTTAGAAGCCAGTGCGGTAATTTTCTTCTCAAGATACTGCTTTTCTTCTGGAGAGGCATCTGCAATCATTTCAGTAATGTCTTGAGACAACTCCTGCATATACTTCTCCAATTCACGTAATTGAGAAGCTTTATCTCGTTTCATTTCCTTGGCTTCCATATACATTCTGCGACTATTGTAACTGCGGCCTTCGCGCTCGTCGCGCCACATAGGCCCGTCATAGTAGTTACGACCATTGGAACTATTAGTACCACTCATGTCGCCAGAATCAGCGTAATTCTGGGTACCACCCATATGATTCTGACCACCATCGGCATAGAAAGTGCCATCTGCGCGACGATTACGACCGCCATCCGCATACATTGCAGGATAGCCACCACTATAATACATGCGATCATCCTCAGGCTTCTGATGATGGTCGCCATTTTTCATTTTCATTTCTTTGCCTTGATGATTCATCGCTTCAGTAACAGTGCAATAGTAGATAGCTTCTTCCAAATCCTTAATCATATCAATAGCTTCTCCAAGCTCTTCGGTATCTACTTCGCTAAGGTTACATAATTGATTTTCAACTACACAAATTAATGAATCTTTCATCCATTTTAATTTTTCATGGCTCATACAGTCACCCCTCCTTATGCTTCACGAGTAACAATTAAGTTCGCATTTTGAACAACTACTGCGTCAGTAGATGTATTCTTCACGCTAACACTAACGCAACATCCGCGAGGAACGTCAATAAATACACTTGACTTCACATTGAAGAACTGTTCAACTGCGGCGGGGGTAATAATCATAGTAGTAGCAGGAACGGGCTCACCATCAATAGCAATAGCCAAAGAGATTGGGCCGACAGTTCCATCTGTGGGAACAGCAATATTGCCGCCAAAAGTCACCATAAAACGAGCGCGGCACTGGGAGTTGGTGACTCCGCGAAGAGTCACCAAACCAGAATCGTCTCTATGACCTATGGACATATTGCCACAAATAACGGTGTCTGTGAAATAAACATTTTGATTTGCTGGGACAGTCTATACAGCATTAGCAATAATTTCCATAAATCAGACCTCCTTATCAGAATGCGCCGCAGCCACCATAATAGGTATTGCAGCAGTAGGGATTAGGTACAGTATAGGCGGGAACGGGGCATGGACGCAATTCGTTTACTAAGTAAGCGTTCTGTGCGGCCTGAGATGCGGCAAAGCGCAAGCCCTGATTCTCTGCCTGCAAGGTAGCGATCTTATCATTAGTCAAGAAGTCTAAGATAGAGCGTACGCCTGCATTGTTGGCATCAATAATATCACGAGTGCTATCAGCAATAGCGCGACGAGTGTCGCAAGCTTGAGTTGCTAAATTGTAATTGGTGTCTGCGAAGCCACGCTCAATTGCGCGACCGGTCTCGCAGCAACAATCACTAATCTGATGAGCAATAGTATTGAAACCATTCTGCATATTATAGCCAAGAGTGCAAACAGCAGTATCTACGCCATGGAAGCCACTCATAATAGAGTTATTCAAAGCGTAAGTGCTATCTGCCAAGCCATAAGTCTGATTATCCAATTTGGAAATCAAAGTCTGCTGATCGACAGCTGCTCTTACATCAGCCTGGGTTGCGGGAACGCCTTCTACGCCTCCGCCAAAGCCGCCGAATCCACCGCGGCCCCAACCAGCAAATAAGAACAATAAAATGATCCACCAGCCATTATCACCGAACATACCGTCACCATTGCGGCCAGTTACAGCGGCGATGTCAGATAAATTGTAACCTTTTCCATTAAACATAATTTTTTCCTCCTTAAATTTTAGTTGTTGTAGCCTAATGCACGTTTGAAGGCTTCAAATTCAGAGTCGAAATCCTAACCGCCCTATTGAGCGTAAATATTGCGAACTACTTTCTCTAGTTCCGCAGTGCGACCCTGTTGAGCTAAACTCAGGAGATTTCTTCCGAGGGGATTATTGTAGGCCTGACCCTAAAGCACGGATAACATTAACTATTGAGGGTTTTTACCAGACCTAATCATTGAAATTAAAACATTGGGATCTACTGGATACATCATTCATACCTCCTTAGAATGATAAAAGTTCTACTTTCTCTTTTTGCGGGGCGGGTGCGGCCGGCTCGGTTGGCTTCTGGGGCAATAATTGCGCCAGGACCCGCTCAAACTCTTCTCGCGTAACAAATTTCTCAACGGATGGAACTAAGCTGCTTTTTTCTTCTTCAACGGGCATTTCCCTTAATTCATATACATATAGTGAAGCAGTGCCATCCATATTTATTTGTTTTGTGTAGATTCGTTTGTTCGCCAAATCTGGGAAGTAGAATACAGAACCATCGAAATCAATAGAGGTTGCACGGGCCTCTTCCAATGAGCTAACTAATCTACCTTTTAAATTTACTTGCGGCGGCGCCTGCCGTAAGTAATTCGGTACTTGGTACATTGGTTGCTATTGGGTGATTTGCTGGGTCTGTTGCACGGGTTGCTGTGGATAATAATTATAGTTTGAATACATATGTAAGGTCTCCTCTCCATACAAAAAATTTTCTTATCCATCCCCTCATAGTATTATGAAAATTAGGATGGGAAAATTACCCTCTTTTGTCCAAACGTCCACCACTTCGGGACCTTAAGAGGTTTTTTAGGAAACCTAAAAAATATGTTTTTAGGTATTTTTAATTAAAACAAAAAAAGCGAGATAGATAAAATATCTATCTCGCTTTAAAAATTATATTAAGGGAAACTAATAGTTAAAGTATCTGTACTTGCATCATAAGTAAATGTCGCACAGTCAGTAGTAGAACCAGCAGCAGAAACTTTCATACCATCACCAAAAGTTTTTACACCTTTAAATGTCTATGTACTTGTAGTTACTGCACCGGAATAACTATAAGAAGCATTTGGAATCTACGCTGCAGTACCAGTAATACCATTAACGGTAGTGCTTAAAGTGGGACCATTTGTAGTGCCATTTGTCCAAGTATTAGACACTCCGCCAATGATAGTGGCCGTATCTGTGGTACCACCCACAGTAATAGACATTGTATTATCACTTGCACTATCAGCACCACTGAATGCGGTCAATAGAGACGAGTAAGCGCCAGCCGCAGTTACCACACCATCAAGTAAATAAACAGGTTGTGTTGCGCTACCGACATTAGCAGTAGATGGAGTAAGAGTACCATTACTCATATACATTAATTGAGTACTGGTGGCAACACTACTAGTAGAAGCAGTAATAACACCATCTAATAAATAAACAGGTCTTGTTCCATTACCCTCATTTGCATCAGAAGCAGTTAATTTACCACTAGCTAAATACATTAGTTGCTTTGAACCAGCAACTCCTGAAGTAGATTTGGTTAATGTACCACTAGCTAAATATATCAGTTCAGTGCCTGAGGCGACATCAGAAGTTGATTCAGTAATCGCACCGCTAGACAAATGTATTAATTTAACGCCAGAACCTTTGGTTGCGGCAGAGGCAGTTAATAAACCATCTTTCAAATACATTAACTTAATATCGCTAGCGATATCAGTTGTAGTATCTGCAACAACTTGACCAGCCGCAGATACAGAAATTAGTCGACCAGAACCACCTTGTGCGGAATTTTCAGTATGATAAACTAATTCACCAGAAGCTGCTGGTAAAGATACGGTGTATGTTGAAGTGCTATTGGACTAATTTGGACGAATAGTAGTTGATCCAGTATTATCTCCGTATAATAAAATACGACCTTCCTTATTCCCTGCAAGACCGACTTTAGTGCTATTACCTAAATATAAATAAGATTTTCCCGCAGTCGTCGAGGTAGTACCATTCTAATGATATAATCTAAATCCATCATTGTAGCCATAAGCCGCGTCAAATACCGACATAGAGGTCTAAAATGGAATATACCAAGTTTGAGCAGTTGTATTATTGACTTCACCGGTTCGTACCATAATCATACCACCGCTACTTGGCAATGTATACGTACCAGTGCCAACAGCAGATAATGAAGCATAGCCTGTTCCATATGCTAATCTTAGCATACCATCCTTATCACCTAGAGAAGTTCCATCTCCAGTATTACCAATAGTTAGAATAGCGTTTCCTTTATCTTCATAGCTGATATTTGTTTCAGTTTCACTAGACTATATAATTAATTTATTTTCTGCCCCATAGACATTTAAATGCTAAACATGAATCTAATTCCAAAGCTTATAATCACTAGAGCTAGTATAATAACCTAAGCTATAACTACCGCTTGTTCTAGGATAAATGCTAGAAGCATATGTTGTGCTCATAAATGTTTTTTCGCCGGTAAATGTTTGTCCATCAGTAGTAACAATACCAGAAATAGAATCACTAGCTTTTGGAATTGCAACGCCAGCAAATTTTACTTCAGCACCTTCTTTAGTATTAAATGTAAAATTAAAAATAGGTCCTGCAGTAGAACCATTAGTCCAACTCATTGTTGGTTTTACATAAGCTGGAGCTTTATTTGCGCCAGTAGATACAAGAATATAACCATTGGTAGTCGGAGATAATGTAGAAATTGCTCCTGTCGTACTAGAAACATTACCATATAGAATTGCACCTTTAGGAATAGATGTTACGCCACTACCACCCTAAGCGACGGGTAATATACCAAATTTTGGCTTATTGCTTGTAGAATCAGTATAAAATGCACCAGAAGTGGGAGCTGCATAAGTAGTATCGTAACTACCATTACCGCGCAGAAGAACTGAATAAGCCGCGGCATTTGTTAAATCAACACCCAATCCACCATTGCGAAGATCAGCTAACTTTGGCACAATATTATTTCCATTTAAATATATATAAGCACGACCATCAGTGTCAGTCGCAAAATAAATGGTACCATCTTCTTTTGTAGTAATATTATTATAATTACTAATGGTACCAGTTTTTAATTTTAAATCTGTAGCCATTTAAAAATGTTCTCCTTTCCTCATATATTTTTTTCATCTATACATTATGAAAAACTTCATAGAACATTTATATTATTTTGGCCTCAATAAAAAAAATGGAGGATATAATTTTTACAATTACATCCTCCATGTAAATTAATCAAGAATAGTCCAATAGACAGCCTTAACAGGATCTTCTAATCTTTTTAAACGATCATCTAAATCTTGATATTGACTAGCATTTAATAAATAGCTACTATCCATTTTTTTAACTTCCATACCTGCTAATATTTCACTACGTGCGGGAATGGTATTTAAACTATAAGTTAAAACTTTTTTAGTTCCACCATTTTCTTCATCAGGAACTTCTCCAACTTTATAAAATTGAATTGCAAATTCAACTTTACCTTTTTTTACTGCTACATTAGCATCTAAACACCAAGGAAGTAACATTTTTTGTTCATTGGCATATGTATAGATATCATAAAAAGGTACATGATAAATACGAGAAATCCCTGCTGTAAGATTAGTATATGTTACTACACAGCATGTAGTAGCTAAGTCCATATAATCAACAAATCTATCAACAATAAAATATATAGTTTCAGATTTATGGTCTTTTTCTACAGATAAGAATTTTGGTGCGTCCACCTCACGAGTGGACGCATCAATATTATAAATATTTTCTGCAGAGGGTAGCATGGCATAGATTGGAGGATTAGCATTATTTACTAAATGAAGATTGCTATTGTACTCTTCATAGGTAGTAATCATATGATATTACCCCCTATCTTATTAAGCAATAGTAAATGTATTATAAGAAGAACTCTTTACTTTGGCAGTTGCTCCCTGAATAGTATTAATAATATCGCAAAAATAAGTATATTTAGCACCATCAGCAACGCATCGAACTTTAATTTCGCCACTATTTAAATTAGTTCCAACTTCTAATAAAGTATTAGAGCCAATATCTTTGGCAGTTAATTGACGAGGGTTGGTATCAGGTTCTTGAACATACCAAACATAAGTTAAACCTTCAGATAAAAGTCCTAATTCAGCAGCGTTATCTAAATCAGTTTCAACTTTTAAATTAATAATGTTACCGAACTTATATACATCAAACATAGTACCGCCATCCGCCAATGATGGTAATTCTGTATAATCAGTTGCAGTTTCTAATTTATAAGACATTTTCTGAATAACGGGTTCAGCAGGCAGCATAGTAACTTTACAAATATTACTTTCTTCACTTTCAATCTTACGATTTAAACGAGCAACGGGAACAACTTTATACCAGCCTGCCTCAGCAGCACTATAAGTGGCGCTTTCTGCTCCAGGGATAGCTTCACCGAAATCGCCATCTGCACCAGCAGTGCTCTTATACCAGGCGTAGGTGATAGTAGGATTATTACCATCTGCTTTTAATTCAATTGCTAAATCTGCCTTAGGAGCTTGGCCTGCGGCAGGGGCTACTGCGAACTCATGAGCTTTTAAATCTTTTGTATAAACCATAGCATTTGGAGCAGGAACGATACAATGAGTGCTGGGAACAGGATTTACAGAGTTAGTACCAATGGTATTTACCGCTTCAACCCAATACTCACCAACTACATCAACTTCGCTATCTTCAAAAGATAAAGACGTGACAATTTCATATAGTTCTGCATCTGCGGCAGGTGGCCAATCACCAGTATATAGAGTATAACTTGCAGCTTCATCACTACCAGTTTTTACCCAATACTTATCTAAACCTTTTTTGTTAGTAACTACACCGTTTTCATCGGTGATTAAATCAACTTTAACATAGTCAGTTAATTTCACTTCATAAACTCCGTCTCCACCAACAACCTCTCGCTTTTCAGTAGAGCCAGAAGGAATGTAGAACCACTTATAAGTAATATCGCCTAAATCAGAAGTTACGGCCTAAGCTTCAAATTTAAGTTCATTTGTGTCAAGATCAATAGCAGCATATTTATCCAAATCAATGCCACCATTTACTTCTGTAAAAAATGGGGATACAGGAGTAATATAAGCAGGATTTTGACTGTTTTTAACAAAAGACTTAAATTCATTATAATCATTCTCATGAATATGCTTAGGATTAATAACATTTAAGCCATCCTTAACTGTTAAAGTAGCTGGTAAAGTGTTTAACAAATAATCAAATTTATTAGCTTCCGTTTCACTTGGAACAAAGAAACGAATAGCGAATTTAATTGGGCCAGGATATTTAGTAATATTCTCAACTAAAGGCCAACCGAAACGGATTTTACCTTCTTCACTTTCTAAATCAATTAATTGGATATGAGAAATACCTTCTTCATTGTTGGCATTCACCCATTGAATAGCAATATTAGCTTCTGCCAAATCCTTATAATCAAAATATCTGTCAATTACAAAAGTAGCAATCTCGCAATAATTATCTCCTTTAACGGCGCCACATTTAGCGAACTCAGCAGGAATAGTAACAGATCTTGCATTTGCATTAACAGCGAAAGGTGCTTCATCCAAAGGTAACAACATATACATTGGCTTATTAGTTTCTAATAAATCACCCATATGGGCAAAATATTGATCCAAACTGGTAAAACGACCGCCCGCCTCGACCTTGCCTAATTTTACTAAATCATCATAAGCCTTAGAAAATAACTTGGCATATTTTTCCCATAGTTCAACGGATGAATTTTTATTCAAAATAGTAACCACGTTATATACCTTCCTTTCTATAAATGAAATCCAAGAGGAAGTTTCCTTCCTCTTGGATTATAAAAAATTTTCAAATAAGATTAGTCAACAATACCCCGAACTTCTTCGGTCCAATTATCGACTTCATCGGCAGGAACAACAATGGAAGACACTTTACGCTCTCCATCTGTTAAATATTTATCGCCATCAGCTCGAAGCTCAATTAATTCCAAATGATCAATTCCAGGCAATAAGACTGGTGAAGTAATAGTTCCATTATAGCCGATATATTTATATAATTTCTATTTTGTCATAGATTATACCTCCCCAGTATAATTATACTCAATATTAGCCAATCCAAGAGCAGAGGGGCCGTTAATTGCAACATCTGTCCATCCAGTAGGAGCTTCTGCAAATGAAGTATAGGCAGTTATATTAGATCCATAAGACATAAAAGCATTTGCTTCAATGGATGTAACAGTATCCCAAATAAAGATACTCTTAATAGAAGAATGAGCACCAGTTAAACCCGCATTAGCGAAAGCATAAGTACCAATATAACTTAATCCAGAAGAGGATCCAATTTCATTAGCTTGCTTACCAAAATTCGTAATTTGAATATTAGGACATTGCATGAATGCTGCCATTTCTATTTTTGTAATATTATCTGGTAAGGCAGATAATGTTACATTCTTTCCTGCTCCATAGAAGCTACTATCTTTTACAATAGTCAATTTAGAAGGTAAATTGGCAACATATAGAGCCTTAGTGTTATAGAAAGCACGCGTTCCAATATACACAAGATTATCACTCAAATGTCCTACGATACCATCTTTCGCATATTGCTCACTTACATGTTCCAATCCTTGAACACCATTAAAAGCACTGTCTCTAATATACATAACTGACTCTGGTAAATATACACCTTTTAATTTAATATCAGCGCTATGCATATCAGTTTTAAATGCCTCAGTACCAACTTCATAGAAGAAAATGTTATCCATAAAGAAAATACCAGTAGCTCTTAAAGCGCTAGTAAAATATCCCATAGAAACAATAGGTAAGCCATTATGGGTTGCAGGAATAGTAATTTTACCCTTTAAATCATAGGCACTACTTGTTCTAATCTAATAACCTTCTACGTTATTTACAGTAACAGGTCCAATAAATTCAAAATATTTTTCATCAGTTGCTTTACTATAAACATTCTCTTGAACAAAGACAGCATAGAAGTTTCTATTTTCAATGGCTTTTACTGCCGTTACATCAATTACCAACTTGGCGGCCGCCTCCTCAGAAGGCGCCACAGGGTTAGTTTGATATTTATCAGACCAGCCATAGAATGCCAAACGCTCTGTTAATGGCAATGATTCTTCATCCGCCTCTCTACTTGGTACTTCAGCAGGCTCATAGAAATATTGACCATAAATGACTGTTGGCTTTTCTCCCAATTCAACATCACCATTATAGAATGTTGCAGTGTAGCTATCCCAATCAAATACTGCATATAAAATATGAGTCATTTTAGAGGTGCTAAATGTTAAAGCTTCAATTTCTTCATTACTTAAAACTTCTCCATCTTCAGTTAGGCTCCAACCCTTAAAGTAGTGATGTAGTCTAGACGGATTTGCTTTAATATCTGTCACTTTAATAGGAGTAGTTGAACTCTTATCATACTTTACAGATTGCAATTCAATAGTTTGTTTTGTACCTGCCTCTGCATCAGTAACAATTTCAACCATTTTTAGAGTATATGCAGGATCAACATTCGCAACAAAAATATTTAAATCGGGATAATAAGTATCCATAATCTATTTAATTTCAAATTCAGAAATTTTTGAAGTACTTGGGTTATTAATAAAAATATCACCAGATAAATATGGATAAGTTGGACGGTCATCACCATATTCAGTAATATCTCTAAAATAGTTAGTATCACGATTTGCCAAATTCTCTTCGCCAATAAATAAGTTAATTAAACTTAAATCAGTTAAGCAATCTTGATCATTTAAAGCATCAGGCAATACTTCATATACCAAAGCATTTAATGTATTTTGATCCCAATCAGCATCTGTGGGAGTATAAGGAACAAATGTAGAATTCTCAGTTTTTAAAACATAAGATTTCTCATTATTTTTAGCTACTCCAGATTCAACTAATTTATAAGGAGACCATAAAACTTTTTCTAATGCTATAGAAATATTCTTTTGAGCATTGGTAAATTCAGCAGAGGTCTGCATAGTTTTCTTAATATCAACTAAATTTTTCATTAATTGATAAGAACTATATCCCATATTGCCGCCAACAACTTGCAATTTTTCAATACCAGTAGAAGCATTTAAATTACCTGTGGAAGTGATACCAGGAATATAAAGACCAGGTACAAAATTACCCTTAGCATCTTTCCAATCGCTCTCACCTTGAATTAAACCTTTTAATTTAATTGGCTCAATAAATGTCAAGTGTGCGATTGTATTAGGCAAGTGTACAATCTCCATTTGACCACCGTCCGCAAATGATACACCAGTAATAGTTGTTCCAAGAGCACGGAACTCTTTTAATTTTTCTGCACCAGTAACATCAATAGCGCCAGTTAAAGATTGAACATTGGTTAAAATTACTTGCTCAAGTAGAGCTTTTGTATTCTCGTTAGGAGTACCATCTGGATTTAAAGCACTAGCACCTAAAGTAAAGACTTTTAAAATACCATTATAAAAACCAGGAGTATCATTACCCACGCGTACGTCTCTTAAGCGCTTTAAAGCAGTTAAATACAATTCATCAGGATACTTTAAACTCAAATCTCCAAGAGAAGAAATGTATTCGCCACCGCCAATATAGAATAACTGTTGAGTTAAACCTTTATAAGTTTCAACAGCAGTTTGTTTTTCCGCAGTTAGTTGTAATTTATTTGGATTTTTTCCATCCCACTTCTGTGGGAATGTCATCATAGTTTTATCAAACCATAAAGAATTGTACTATTGTAAATATGGAGTAACTTCAAAAGTTAAATCCGCATCAAGTGGATGTGGATAAGTATATTGTTCAAAACCTGTATCTTCAGCAGTAATCTCTCGATTTAAGTATTTATCAGAAGTACCACCATAGTTGGCATTACAACGAATCTGTAATTGAGAAACTGCGCCCTCATAAGCATAAGTATCTCCCAACCATTTACTATCAATATAATTAAATCTATTTCTCAAGAATAAATCTCGATGTAATTGACGACTACCCTATAAACAATAGAAGCGCTTACCCTCATCTTTAGATATAGTGCCACTAGTATTAATGTAACCACTAAAAGTAGGAGCAATATATTTCCAATATTGATCAACATTAATAATATTAACGGGACGATGACCCATCATAGCGTAAGATCCACTTACATTGGCATCATAGTCATAATAACCTTTTAATTTTTCATATTTTAAGCCATTCTTGCGAATATCTTGATAGTAAGATTTTGCAGTATCTAAGAAACATTTTTCAAAATTATACCACAATACACTACCTGCGGTAGAGAAAATACCACCTTCGGTATTAACAATAGGAGATGGTTCGACATCATATTCCCAAGAAGGTACACCTGAATTATTAACACCTAATTGAGTATCAATATCGTAGAAGATAGGATACCAGATATAATTACCACCGACCTCTTGAGGTCCCCATGTAGCCAACATCATATTCTTACCACGAGAGTCATATAATAGTAACATTTCAGTCATAATAAAATAGATTGCACAATATTCCTAATCAAACCATTTATCAAATTCATTAGCAAACTTGGCTAAACGATATTCAGCACTGTCTGTCGTATAAGTCTAACCACCAGCAGTATAAGGTTCAATAGGTTCATTGGTTGGTGCCAAAGAATTGGTAGATTCTAACCACTCAGCCACTTTACGTAGGTTATCATATTTACTCAATAAGAAAGTGTTAATTTCAGTCTAAGTTTTATTAGCAAAATCATTTTTCTTATCCAGAGCGTCATCAATATCATCTTCATCAACGTGATAACGATATTCAAAATCATTTAATACAGCCAATTTACCCTCATCATCTACTTCATCAAAATTAGTGACTGTAAATGATGTGCGGCCGCCTTGGTTATTTAGTAGCTCCCAGCATTCAGCAACATCTTTAAAAGTTTTGCCTTCAACATAAGGATGAGCAGTTTCATCTTCAAATCCAATAACATTATTACAACCTTTATCAAGATTATAATTGTAACGACCAATAAATTCATAGCTGCCATCTGCTTTCTTTTGGAAAACAATCATTGGGAAACCATAAACCGTAGTGCGGCGATCAGTTACATCAATATCAGGATCATAATCTTGCAAAGGATGTTTACTATATAAAGTCTTAACAAAACTAGCATAGCCCGTATTATGAGTCATAGAACTTTCCATATAATCGGCTTTCCAAGTAAATGTAGTTTCAGAGTAATGATTATCCATATAGAATCCTTTATACTCTACTCCTTCATACTCGTTCTTTTCACCGATTTCTTTACCTGCAAGAGGGCCATCAGTATATTTCCAAGAATTATCATCCTTCTTCTTGAATTTACCTTTATAATTACGACGAGGATAACCTTGAGAAGATGTTCCTTGAACGTCAAACTCAATATTAGTAGCTGTATAACTAGGACATCCCATTAAGTATTGCGCACCAGTAATTAATTTATTTTTATAGGCATAATCCAAAGAAGGGTTGACGAAAGTTACATTAACTTTCTTTTTACCACCTTTAATATAAGGTAATAAATCCTCGGTTTTATCTACACATTCCAACACTGCATAAGCCTATAATGGACTTTCTGGATGTGCATCATTATAATCTCTCATCTTAGTATAACTAATTGATGGGATATTATCTTTAAATTCAATAATTTGGTTCATATCATATAGCTCAGCGCTATTTTGATCGGCAATATAATTATGAACCACATCAGCGCTTGATAAAGCAGCCTAATAAATACGAACTTTATATAAATCAACATCACAATAATTTGAGTTAATTACTAAAGTTTTTACGCCACTAGCAAAAGAATCACTAGTTTTATCATAATTAATAATAGAACTCATAATGCCATTAATATACATATAAATCAAAGGATATTGATTGGTTGCAGCAGCTTTTTCAGCAACAAAACTTACAGTTAAAATTTCGTCTTCTTTATAACGACCAGAAGCAATAACCTGCTTAGATTTAAAGAAACCTTCTTGAGTTCCTAAGCACATGCCAATTTCATTATCATAATAATTGCACCATACACCGTCAGTAGATTTAACAGTTTTAGTAACTTTAACTTCTACAGTATTGCCTTCTGCGTCTTTAATTTCCTCAGAAGTAACCTCAATTAAATTTTCATACTTTTGGACATTTCTTAATTTGAATTGAATTTCAAAAGTTAAGTTAGTATCCAAATCACGAGTATTCATAACACTAACAGGAATTTCAATGGAAGCACCATTACTAATTCTTAATACTGAATCCCCAGTAGCCAAATCATTAACCCAACCATTGTTATACCAGTTAAAATTATTAAACTTAACAACAGACTTTGTTCCATCACTACGTTCAAAGAACCAGGTTTGGCGTTCAGTCTCGTTTTCTGAATTACTTCTACCAACAGAAGTTAGATTTAAATATAAATCACTAGTTAAAATATCTAAATCTCGTAATTCATCTTCTTCTACATACAAAGATACGCTAGCAGAGGTAGTGCCACACATTAAAGTAAATGTATTTTCGCCCACCTCATAATTGGAAATATTCCAATTTAACCAGGTAGTTTCACTATGAGCGATATTATCCAAGCTAGCAATCTCATTATTATTAATCCATCTACGAATTGAAGTACGATCAGGAGATGCTGGATCATAAACCATATATTGGATATTTAGTTTATCATGGTTAGTAATTTTCTCTGGGACATTATTAAACCAAATAACAGGAGCATCATTATTAGGTTCCAAAAAGACAATTTGATAAATCAAAGGTTTTGTTGCAATAGTGGTAACACCAGTATTATAAGTTAACTCAGCCTTCAATGTGTAAACACCATGTTTCTTTTTTGGAATAGTTACAGACATAGATTGTTCATTATCTGTTGCAAGTAAATCCTTACAGGCGCTCTCTTCCAAAACATCATCAATATATACATTTAATCTTTTCTTTACTGTGCCTACTGGAATAAAATGAAAACTCATATCAGAGTTATAGGCATATTTTAAAGGATTGAAATTAGAACTTTCTTTTAATGCTAATTCAATACAAGAAATTGAACCATATTGTAGTTGATTGGTACCAGAGTTGCTACCAATTGCCTCTACGACTAATGTATTCTAACCTTTACCAAGCACACTACCCAGATCAAAATTATGAGTTTCTCCTGAACGGACAGAAAAGGAATAAGTGTTAGATTGTTCTGTTGCGACATTGGTAACATGATAATTTAAAATTAAAACAGAATCATGTGAAGCACCGACAGAAAAATGTATAAACTATGGCTATTCAAAAATGTAGGTTTGCGCATTGGGAGCAGTACCTTCACAAGCCAATTCTACATATTTACCATCGCCAGTGTCTCCACCGCCGCCACCACCAGAACCCCCTCCGCCGCCAGTTCCACTAACAGCAATACGACTACATTTCAAAATACCAGCACTTTTATTATAAGAACGAACTTTATAGAAAGTACCATTAGAATTGATAATTAAGTCGTCTTTTTTAGGAGAAGCGTCTTGATCTTCTAAATCAGCAAAATAAATGATATAACTTAAATCAGTTAAATCTTGACTAACACTTGCGGCAGTTGCATATAGAACAGAAACTCCACCACCACCAACTGGAATACGCTCACTCGCGGTATCCAAAAACATTTCACCAGTGTCAGTAGCAAAATATAAATTACCTTCAATAATTGCCTATGCTTGAATAGTATCACGCTTACCCTAAATAGGAATGAAAGGTGTATTCATATGAAGTGTTCTCCTTTCTCTCAAATAATTTTTTTTGTATAAAAGAAAAAAGGGACGAAAGAGATAACTCTTTCGCCCCTTAAGCCTTTATATTTTATCTCTCATAGAGATTTCAATTTTTTTATAAATTAATGATTATTTTTTGTCCAATTAAGTAGCTGGATCAAAACTATCCCAAACCATATTAATGGTCATAGTGTTGCCAGAAGCCTCAATAGTCAAATTAGAAGAAGCAGAAGTCACAGTAATCTGACCTAAGTCACCTGCAGTACCATTACCATTCAAAGAAGTTAAGTTAATATTGGCAGAAGCTGTACCAGCAACATCAGCTACACTCAACTTACCCTGCAATTCTGCCTTATAACCAGACTGAACATGGACCCACTCAATATCAGCAGCGGCCAAAACACCCTCAGTTTCAACAGCGTCTTCTTTAGCAGTGGCAATTAACAAATCACCAGCATAGCACTTTACTGCAGCAGTACTAGAATTATTGTCCAAATCCAGATTTAAAGCTAAATTAGATTCAGCAACAACATAAGTGTCACCAATATGAGCATCTTTTACTTTTACAGCATCCCACTCATCAGCAGTAGAAATACCATCAATATAAGTTAAAGAATTAGCTGCATTAATTTTTCTTTCAATTTCAGCATTTAAATCAGTTCTTAATTGAGTATCAGCAGCTTCGCGATCTTCAATTTCTTTATCAAGATCAGCCTGCTTAGCATAAGTAGAAGCAGCATTCTGCAAAGCAAGAATATCAGTACCATGAGTCTTAATAGTACCCTCAGCAGTACTTAAACGAGATTCTACATTAGCATTAGTAGTAGCCTGATCAGAATCCACTTTCTTCAAAGCATCAATTTCATCATTGATATCATTGATTGCGCCCTCATTGGCAGCGGCTTTAGCAGCAGCACCATCAGCAACACCACTTACTGCGCTAATCTCATTAGCATTTGCAAGAGTCTTTTCATCGACTTCTTTAATAGCACCATAAACAGTAGAACCAGCAGTGCCCTTAGTGCCAATATTTTGATTAATTAAATCAATAGCAGCAGCATTGTTAGCAGTCTCTGCATATAAACCAGAAGCAGCAGTGCTTCCAGACTTTGGAGCACCAACGGCAGTTTCTAAATTACCAACCTTAGTACTCAAACCATTAACAGTACTTTGATCAGCCTTGCCGCTTAAAGTGTTATTAATAGTAACAATATCAGCCTTAGCTTGATTTGCAACAGTCTCAGTAGCCTTCAAACGGCCCTTAATACTATCAGCTTTTTCATCATTACCAATAGCATTTTCATTAGCTTGTACTCGGCCTTCTAAAGCTTCGATATCAGCATCAACTAAAGTGTCTTTTGCTTGTAATTGAGCAATATCATATTTTACTGTACCTGCGGTATTGGCATCACCAATCGCACCATTAGCAGCAGCTGCAGAATTGGCAGCATTTAAAATATCTTGTCTAATAGTTGGTAATTCATCATTAATTGCTTTTACATCAGCTTTAATCTCGGTATCAGCATTCTCTAACTTTTGAATTCTAGTTTCATGATCAGTCTTGGCAGTTTCCAAAGGAGTCAAACGACTCTTTACGCCAGCCAAGCCATCTTCTCCCTGCAAAGCCTCAATAGCTGCATTAGTAGTGGTATCAGCAGCCTTTAACTTAACAATATCCTCAGCATTAGTGTTTGCTTTATTTTCTACTGCAGTAGTTCTAGAAGCCAAGCCATCAATGCGACTATTAGCAGTAGCGATGCTACCGTTTTCACCATCAATAGCGTCCAAACGAGTCTCATGGTCGTCTACACTATCCTGTAAGCTATTTAACCAAGGATAAACAGCAGCCTCACCTTCAGCACGAGTGCCCATGTTGGTTTCTAATGTAGTAACACGACCCTCATGATCTAAGATATCAGTAGCAGCATCAGTTTTCCAAGACTCTAAAGCTTCAATACGGTCAACCAAACCACCTTCATCATCTAAGCGGCCAACTAAAGTATTTAACTGCTCAGTCAAAGAGGCGCCTTCGCCACTTCCTAGACCTGTTAATTCATTTAATGCATCGACAGCATCTTGCAAATCTCTCAACCATACAAAAGCAGCTTTTTCGTCAGTTTCCTTGGTACCAACTTCGCCGCGCAAACCACTAATAGCATTAGCATTAGCAGTAATGTTGCCAGACAATTCAGCAGATTTAGCAGTAAATTCTGCTGCAGTAACGTTAATAACCAAGAACTTATCTGTAGAATCATCCCAACGGATTAAAGCACCCTGATCCGCAATGTAATAAATTACATCAGTAGAATAAGGTGGCTTAGTTGCTTCAGCAAAAGCAGTAGTACTTTCATAGAACTGAACAACACCTTGAATTCTCTTAGGAGCTTTTTCTGCGTCTACGCCTAAATATAAAGAGCCCTCATCTTTAGTGAAATAAATTGCACCAACTTCAGAAGTAGTCATTTTGACTAGATTTTCATGAGAACCCCATTTAAAATTCAAATTAGCCATTATATTACTCTCCTTTTAAATTAATTAGTTAATCCGTGCCAAGTTAAACGATCTTCAATTGCTGTAAATCTATTATTAGCAGCGGATACGTGATCATTAATAGAAGTTTCTAAAGCACTTACTTTACTGCTCACCGCAGTGACAGTAGAAGCATCAGCTTTAAGTGCTAAAACCTCATCAAGACCAGTAACTTTTGAATAATCAATTGCCTTAATAGACAAATGACCATCTTCAACATTTAATTGATTAGTGTCAACGGTTTTAATAAACAAAGCATCTAATAGCTTATTATACATTTCATCAGTTAAATTGTTTTCAGAAAGTCCAGGGGTGGTAGCAGCATTTTTATTTAACCAATCCTCCAAGCCTTGAACATTCTCAACATTAACTGTACCAGAAATACCAACATTACCAGTCTCTTCATCAATAACTAGCTTTGCTAATTTTCCCTAATCAGTAGGACTTAATAAAGTCCAACCTTCGATCTTATCAACCTTACTATTTAAAGTATCTTGTAACCCAGTAACTTTATTGATAGTAAAAGGTTTTAAAGTTAATTGTCTATCAATACCTTCTTCACTAACAACTTCAAAATCATTAGATACAGAATTGATAATATTTTTTTCTGCATTTACATTAACAGCTTCTAATTTTTCAGCTTCAGCAGCTGTAATTAAACGTTCACCATCCGCTTTATCAACCTTTTTGTTTAAGTCACTCTTCTTAGCATAATCAGTTAAATCGACTTCCCAAGAACCAACTTTTTCAACCACTTGAGTACCAGCAATGGTGACAACCATATACTCATCATACTTATCAGTATCAAAAATTTCATCGGCAGGTACCATAAAAATATATTGTTCAGCATCAGCATTTTCAGCCATATACTGTTCAATATCTGCTACACTACCAACAATCTTTCTCTTTAAATGAGCAGCTGCCGCAATCTTCGCGTCGGTTTCAGCCTTAGTATAAGCATCAACAGGAGCTTTCCAAGAGATTGAGCCATCAGATGCAACAGTTAATACCGTACCTGCGGCCGCTCCTTCTAATCCCTTTAAACTTAGTTCGCCAGTTTCAGAATCAACTACAAAAGCTTTATCATCAATAACTAAAACGAACTCTTCTACAGACTCCCCCGCAATAGGAGCTAAACTATTATCGGGCTGAATTACATATAAAGTAGCTTTATTATCTTCAACTACTACTAAAGTCTGACCATAATAATAAACAGACTCAGAGCTTCCAACCTCTTTTGCCAATGCTGCAGCACTAAGCGCAGCATCATAACTTTCAAAATAGCTTCGTGCATCAAGAGGGAAAGCGGAAGTAGGATTAAAAGCTACAGAGCGATTGCCCTTACCAAAGTTCATAGCCATAAATCTTTACCTCCTTATTAAATAGTAGCAGTAAATACATTTGCTGCATCGTAAGGATTTGCAAAATCCATTACATAAACCTTATAATCAATAGCGCTGTGATGATCTGCGCCTTCAACTGCAATAATTTGAGGTTCGCCAAAACCAGATACAATATTCGCGTTAGAGTCGTTCTTATCCAAAACACTTGTTAAATCTTGAATAGTTGCTTCATAAGCAATAACAACTCTCATTGTTCCTACTGGAATATTAACAGTCATAACTGAACCTGCAGTTACATCGGCATTAGTTTTATTTAAACCTCTGATAATATCAGAAGTTAAAGTATTCTTTTCAGTCAAAGTTCCATAGAAAGCATTGCGATAACCTTTTACTGCATCAGTAACTAAATCAATAGTGCCGGCCGCAATCTTTTTACTTTCTACTGGATTTCCTAAATTGGAAACAGGAACAGCACCCTCAGTATAGCTAACAGTAGCACTGATTTTATACTCAGTAGTATCATCTACAATAAAAGTAGATAATTTACCAGATGCCACATCATTAGATCCACCATTGGTGTCGGTTACAGCATATGTTGCAGTAATACCTGTGTCAGGGCCATAAGTATATTTGCCTTTACTAAAAGTAATAGCATAACTTGGCTCATAGGAAGTTCCAGCCTCAACACTAGCAGCACTCTACAAAGCAATAGATGCACTAGGTTTAGTAGCGGATGGATTCTGCTCAGCTGCGAATAAGCCTGCAAAAAATTCTTTCAAATTTTTGCCTGCTGCTTTTACAGTGGTACTACCAGAAGAAGGAATGGTTACAGTGCCTAATGCTTTAGTGAAAATAAAATCTTCATCAAAGTAGACATTTTCAGCATTATAATTACCATCCATCGCCGCCCATTCTAAACCGTCATAAACGTAGGCAGTATGTTGATAATTACCTTCGACAATAATATCTTTAACGATTGCTATGTCGCCAATTGCCAAAGTCTTTCCAGTAGTGTTGCTACCAATTAATTCAATATGATCAACATTATCAACATTCTCTAACTCAAACACTTGAGCTGTAATGGCCACCCATTTACCATCACTACGTAAATAGCGATTTACATCTCCGGCGGCGGGGGCTGGAACAAGACCAGCTTGTCCATCAGAAGTTGAATTAGCTCCAATCATAACGCTAATGGCTTCTGCTAAAGGCTTATTTACCCAAGCGCCATTAGTGCCTGCGGAAGGATCATAAATCAATAGATCTTTATTAGCAAGACCTGCATTGATAACAACGTCGCTTAATTTAGCTAATGAAGTAGCACCAATAGATTCATCATTGGCACCGCTTGAAATTAACTTAGAACCTAAATACAAATCAGCTGTTGAAGCATCATTATCATAAATAAAATACAAAGTATCTAATTCAAGCTGATCTTTTGGTAATGCTTTAAAAGCTTCAGTTGTACCTCGTCTAAATTTTACATAATTAGCCAAAATAATCTCTCCCTTCTTTTCAAAATTATTATATATAAACTTCCCTCAAAAAGAAAGAAATTATACTAAAGAATTAACTTTTTCTTCAAGAGTTTTTACTTGCTCTTGTAAGGATTTAATATTTTCAGATAATAAACCAGTGGTTTGAACTAAGCCCTAAATACTAGCAGACAACGTACCAATTTGAGCTTCAGTATAATCTTTTAGATTTAAAATTGACTATGTTAATGTAATATCTTCATCTTCTAAAAGGATTCGAAATGAATCTACATTGCCAATAATTTCACTAATTGATTCATCACTATCATCAGTTACTAAACTAAAATCCCCAATGGTATCATCTAAAGTATTAACCTAATCATTTAATTTATTAATACTTTGAGCATTGTCTTTAATTTCTTTATTCATTGTACTAGTAACTTCTTCAAGCTCATCTACAGCAGTTTCCAAATTATCAATATCACTAATAATATCAATAACGGGCATGCGATAATAAACTGCTTCATTAGAAGCGGGTAAAATATGTCCCGCTTCATCATATTGAATAATAGGAACTTTAAAATAATCTCCAGAAGCCAATTCAGTAACTGAAGATGGCGCTGGAGGAGATTCACTTTTTTCAATCCCCTAAATAATAGTTGGGGTTATAGTATTTGGTAAACTATGCCAAATTTTACAACCTTCATTATCAGGCTAAATTTGAATCCATCGGTTACCACTATCAATACCAAAGACACCTGTGCGGCTATCGGCCTCGAGAGAGCCATTAGATGGCTTATTAGTTAAAAATTGTTTTGAATCCCAACCGGAATTTTTAAATAAAATTTTTGCAAAAGATTGCGCAACTTGATAATATATAGAACCATAAAAACTCATACATATACCTCCGGTCCATCATACACTATATCCACGATGAGTCTATGATTAATGCTTTCACTATTATTATAAGTTTTAGTTAATACCTTATCATCAAATCTCAAACCGGTAATACGACCAACACCTTCTAAATCAAGTTCATAAATACCTGTATTACCAATAGTAATAGGGTTGTTTCCTCCATTTAAATAGAAAACAACCCCCGGTTCGCCCTATATACCAAGATGAGATACTGCTCCATAGTTATAAAATAAATTATTTGCCCAATCTCGTTCAGCCAATGAGCCAGATGGATAATTATTTTCATTTCCAGGACCATGATAGCGGAACTACATCATTCGTTTCATATCTCATCCCTCCTTATATAATATTCTCTGCGGCCTTTGTCGCAGTAATAGACATTGTACCATTATAAGATAATGGTAAAGTAATTTTACTTACAATATAATCTCCATCCAATCCTGTATCATCATCATGTAAATAAATACGAGTATTTGGTTGAAGATAATAAATTGGAATAGCTGTAATTGTAGCACTTTCAATACAATAACTGTGCTGATATAATAACTCATCTAATCGCTCTTTTGCGGATTTACCTTGCGCGCTAATTGAAAACATACCATCAATCTCAGCGCATTGAATATAGCGAAAACCAGGTAAAGCGCCCGTCTCACCGGGAGCCGCATAAATAACATTAGGAGTTTCTCTAAAGTAAATGGACTTTACATTAGAGTCATTGATTGCTTTTGGCCGTGCGCCAATGTTCTTTACATCGTATTTAGATAATTCACTAGATTTCTTTTTATCTTCATGTGAACCATCTAAAAAATCAAACCAAAAGTTTAAAGTTTCAGGTTTTTTATATACGGCCTTGTTCCAATATCTATGATCTCCGCTCTAATAATAATTTTCATTTCTGTCCTCAATTAGTTGCTCTACTTTTATAGTAATTTTATCTAATTCATAATTTAGATTTTCTAAACGATCTTTTTCTCTAAAATATAAATCGTTTAAAATTCCCATTGCGATATAAGGATCAGAAACATTAATAAACAAAGAAGCATACTGTGGATACTAATTTTTAAATTGAATTAATATCTAATTGGCTTCTGTTTGATCATCATCAGATAATTCGTTATTAATTGCAGCTAAATAGTTTTCTAGTCCTCCGATACGATTATCGGTATTTGGATTTTCTTCTCCAAAAACAATCACAGTCAAAGTGTCTACCTATTGTTGTAAATTAGTCTATGTGTTTAAAGCCTCTTGATATTGTTCATCCAATTCTGGATAATATAGCTATCTCCAAAAGCCTTGTAAGTCAATATAATAAATTTCATATCCTGTGCGGCCAGTCGGATATAAATCTCCATTCGCTTTGGCTACTCGCAATTCAAAGTCGCTTAAAAAATTATATTTATAATAATCAAGTGCCATTTGATAAATTACTTCACGCCAATCTGATTCATCTGCTGTAATTGTAGAAGATTCCTATCCTTTTACATTTACTTTATAATTATTATTATAAGTTTGTAACTCTTTATTATTATCTTCTACAAAAATTTTTGTATATTGTTTTGGTTTGCGATCAATAGCATAACGAATATGTACTGGAATTTTTGCTCCACTCACACTTTCACGTTCACCCCAAATTGAATAATCATTTTTAAGATTTAATAAATTGGGATTATTATTAAATGCTGTAATTAACTCACTACCACTAAACATATATGAATGTGTTGAAGCGAGCGCTAGAGCCTGGCTCATAGGTGCATTTGAAGTTGTGGCCGCAGGTGACCACATTGTAGAAATAAAGGACTATTTTTTCTAAAAAATAAATCTTCCATCTATATCATAAAAATATTCAAATTCAACTAACATATTTTTAATTTTATCTAATACGCTAGTTAAACTTTCACCTACATTCGCAATTAAGTCTCCTGCATATACTAAATCAGTTTCTCTATAGCCCGCAGTCTAACCATACTCAACTTTTGCTACATACCACTCTTGACCGTCCATTTCAATAATTACATTAGTTAAAGTTCCTGTAAATGGATCAACTAACATTTCTAATTCCTCTG